ATATACATATACAGTAAATATATATACTGTATATATTATATATAAGGAAGCGACACGGAAAAGCTGTAGGCCTGGGGAAAAGAAAAAAGCCCACGACCAGAAAAAGAAGCACCGTGTTTTAGCACGGCTTGGAATCTTTTCCGATCATGGGCTATATACTCTATATATCCATATCTAGGCTACATATAAATACTATATATAGTAGCTTGATTACATAATACAACAATATGAGGTGTAAATCAAGTTAAATATTTTTAAAAACGTAAGTTGCACAAATTAAAAATTTTACGGTTGAATGTCTGAAAATAGGCAAAGAAAAACGGCAAGCTGTGCGCCTGCCGTGCTTCTTTCTGAATTTTTAAGAGTTGGGATAAGCCAAAACAAAGCGCTCTGTTGTAGGGTCCTCTTTGATTACGCTTCCGGGATACTCTCTAAGCTGCCGTTTTAACTCCTTCAGATCTGCATAGGCTTCTTTTTGGTAGCTTCTTAGCTCCTGTGAGGTGTAGTTGTGTAAGTAGCCGTAGCCTAAATTGTCATCTATAATTGCGTTCTCGTGCTCTATGATCTTGTCATACAGTACTTTCTCTATGTGCCCATCGTCACACAACACGGACACATATTTTTTTTGCTCTCTTTTGTGTGGTTTTTTGAGCTTGCTTGGGGTTGGCGCTGGAAGACTTTTGGGAGTGCCTACAGGTAAAAAGCCCCGGTCTGTTGCTCCCATCTTTACGGCGAGGCCATCGGCTAGAATCTCGTATACATCGCCTACTTTCGAGCACTCAAAAGCTCCAGTTGACAGTTGTAATTGTAGTTCAGTGTAACAGTCAATGCCTGATTCTCCAACGATCTGCAAAATAGAAAAATCATTGGTCCCTGTCTTGTCACTGTTCCGCACCTCGATGGAGCGCGGAGAATTTGGACGTGATATATCGGATACATAGGAGCGATAAAAGCTTTCGCGCTGGCGGTGTCCCTTGGCTCCATACACTCTAAAAATTTTAACCGTTTGCATAAAACTTCTTTCTCCCGGCTCTAACCTTGCCGGGCAGGTGCTTTGATATTTACCAGATTTCAACGCCGAGCTTGTCGGCTGCTGCGCTTACTACGTCCTCTACGGTATCACTGTCGGCGCTGTCGTACTCGTCCACCATATCAGCCAGTTCGCACAGGCGGCGGCAGTCGTCCGGGTTCCATTCTCTGCTAGACTTGATGCGATATGCTACAGCCTCAGGCACGTCTAAATCTTTAAAAAGTTCATGTCCTGCTGCACCCATGCGGCTCCAGTTAAACTCAACGCGCTCGATATACTGGGCATCTGTGTAGCGGTCCGGCGTTGCCTTTGTTTCTGCGATCAAGTCACCCATTTCCGGATGATACTCCATCTTCTCAAGCTCCTCTGCTACTTCTTCCATAGTCTTTCCACCCCACTGGTAAGACTCGAACGGGTCTGCATATGGCCAGTTTTCGCGAGCTGCTGCCAGAACTGACAGCCCTGTTCCTGGGTCAGCCTCGAAACCGCTGAGAACGTTTACAACCTTGCCGCTTTCATCGCGTGTCACTGCATCAATAACGCCACCATTACCCTCATAAAACTTTGTTGTATACTGCTGCTTCTTTGACATATCTTTTTACCTTTGCCCCTGTGGGGGTTCCTTTCTCTCTTTGTGCCCTTAGTATAACTTAAAAAAGTTACTATGTCAAGACTTTTTTTGAAAGTTTTTTAAAATTTTTTCTTCTTCGGCTTGGTCTGGTGCATAGTATATAAGATGCTCCGGCTGCATGTGCAAGATGCAGCATATACGATTGATAGCCTCAAGGCTTATATGTGTATCTCCTGCCTTGATCTTTCGCCATGTATCCTGTGATAAAATGCCGCTTTTCTGTGCTGTGTAGGCTGTAACGCCTGCGGTAGCCAGTGCACCGGCTACGTCAAATTTAAACTTTATCATACTTGTAGTACTCTCCTTTCATGCTTGGTGTATCGCTACATATATATAGTAACTTTTCAACGGCAAAAAGTCAAGAAAAAATATAACGAAAAAAAGTTATAAAAAGTCTTGACATAACTTTTAAAAGTGATATAATAAGGGTGTAAACAAAAAAGCCGGTTGCACTACCTACCAAGCAAACGCAACCGGCACCAATCAAAAAAAGAAAGGTAGCTTGATTATACATCAAGCAAAGGGAAAAAACAATGTTATATTCAGAGTTAGCAAAAACTTACAGAAAGCTTTTTAAGAAATATCCAAATATTTCTAGTCTCCAGGATTTCGGCGGCAAGATTTTAGAAGAAAAAACAACCTATGCTAAGCGCGGCGCGCGTTGGGTTGAAGTGAAAAAAGAAGAAAAAGAAGTACCGGCAACTTATGTTTTTAATGTATTTGATGCAGTACAATTTTTTAAAGACTTAGGCGGATACGAAAAAGTAAGTTGTGGCTATACAAAGGCCGGATATCTTCCAGACGAGTTACTAAGTATCAGCCCTAACAGAACGGAAAAAACAGTAAGAAAATATTATTTCATTTAAAAAAATAAGGTGGGCGAAAATGCCCACCTTTTTTTATTTGCTTCGTGCCTGATCAAGTAGCCGCTGCGTCTGCTTCTGGCCGTATATATCCATGATATCAAGCTGATACCGCGCATCAGTCAAGAGCCTTTGCAGGTCTACCGCTTCCAGGTCTGGCGTCTGGCTCTTGGTCTTCTGGCTGGACGGCTCCGGCTCTGCCGCAGGTGCTGCAGGTCCTTCTGCATCTGGTGCCGCTGATCGGATGCTATCGCGGCTGATTTTTTCAGCTATCGCGGCTTTTATGTAGCCGTTGACTGATAGGCTTGTAGCTGCTGCCGCCTCTTGTAGTCTGGTGTAATCTTCATGCCGCAAATCGAGCGGCACGCGCTTATAAGTCTTACTTGCGTATCTTATAGTAGCTTGCTTGTGTGCGTCTGATATTGCCATAGGTTTTTTTCTTTCCTTTCCATATATTATAGAGGCCCCTTTTCCACCTCTAGCATAATTATACACTATAAAGATAAAAATATACACGTACATAATGCACAAAAATATACACGTACATTTATACAGAATTACTATTGAATATACACGTACGTTGTTATATAATACAGTCAGAAACAAGGAAAACAACAAACACAGAAAGGAAGTAAAAAAAATATGAAGAGAACAAAAAATATGATTTATAAGGCATCCGATGAAGCAAGAGAGCTGTTTTTATATGCTACTAACTCAGGCGTTTTGTATGATCGCCAGATCAAGCCAAGTATCGAAAACCTTAGAAAAAAGTTAAGAAAGGGAACCTTTGATAAAGATAAGGCGGCAGACCTCTTCTACTATGTAGCTACAAGCGCTTCGGCTATGTATAATAAAGACTTTGGATTTAGCTTTTCTGTCCAGCAGCGCTTTACAGCTGCGGTTGATATGGTCGATTTTTACATTGACGAAATTGAAGAAATTTAAGCCGAAACGCCCCGAGTTGGGGCGTCCGTTGGGGATTGCCTCCCGGCGCTGATGATGGCAGGCAAGAAAGGGAAAAGTTATGACAACATTACATATCATTAGATTAAGTGAGAACGCCCCAGCTATGGCGCACGGTTTCCGCTATAACGTCCAGATCTGGACGAAGGACGGCCGCGGCTGGTGCTATGCCGGAAACGGCAAGCTTTTAAAGACTGCAGGCGAGGTTCTGAGCTATGGCAAGGAACACGCTGATTTTTACAGTGCTGACATGTACAAGGATTTTTACGCCTGTATGAGTGAGGAAGACGTTGTATATTTTGTAGGGGTTTACAAGTGGCACGCCTTCCGCGTATATCCAGACGGAAAAATTACAAAGGCAACTGAGCAAGAACGCGAATTGGCCGGAAAATGGCTTGAAAGAGAGAAAGGAAAGCGATGATCACAACAAAAATTGTCTTGCTGGGCGACACTCACCCGGCAAGACTTCGCGGTTATGGTTACAGTGTGCAGATTTTTGTAGATGGTGAATACAGTAATATTTGCAAGCTGTGCCGGACTCTGGCAGATGCTGAAAGCTACGCTAAGGAATTTTAAGTTTTGCGTTTCTCCGCTTTAGGCGGCGAGGTTCACGACCTGGGGACGCTATTTGGGCGGTGTGATCGCCTCCGGTGAGGGCTACCCATGCGGTTATAAGTGATCTATACCCGGCGCAGGTGCTGCGATAAACCCCGGCGAGGTTGGCAAGAGGTTGAGACAAGAGCGGCGCCGTCAAAATACAAGGGAAAAAAACATCAACCGCAAATGCGGAGGCGCTAACGTCCGCAAACGGCACGAGATCCAGAAAGCTGTATAATCGTCTGGACATCTAGCAGCTTATGCATCTGCTAACACAACCGATTGCATACGAGATGGAAACCAGCGAAAAAGGTTAAAGGCTGTAAAGGTCAGGCGGTGCGGAAAGCTGCGGCAAGTACGGTAAAAACTGACAGGATAAAGGAAAGACCGTCTGGGGGTCCGTTACCCCTGTAGTGCCGGGGTGATCCGGTAAAAGATTTGAGAGCTACACGAAACGGTGTCATGCACTACTTGCCACATTTGGCAAGCATCACGGAGATAATAAAAAGTAACTATATGGAAATAGCAATACATGCAAAACAATGTATGCACTGAACAAAGCAAAGAAAGGTTAAAACAATGATTTTACAGACAGTATCTATCAGTGCCGCGCCGCGAGAGCTGCATATAAAGCTTTTTAAGGCTCATGGTAATGAGCTGGAGAAGTTGGAGCAAGAAATTGCAAGCCTTGACGCTGTGGCCCTTGTGTCATGGGTGCAAGTATTCGAGGCGGTAAAGGCTCCTGGTGTGGTGGCACACTGGGAAGTGCAACACGAAATTGACTGCAAGGCATACACAGAACAACGCATACTACACGCATCTGTAAAGAATCCGGGTTACATTCAGTATTCTACGGCTCATATCTACCCAGACGAGTATATCCCAGTGATGGATTCACAGTTTAAAAATGCAGCTGATTTTTTCAGATATGAAGCGCCACTGTCGGCGGTTGTTATTATTGAAAAGGTTGCGTGACGCGGAAAGAGGTGATAAAATGAAGGTAATCTGGGAATCAAGCCTGCAGATTGAGAAGATGCGCAGCAGTGCAGAGCGTGCTATTCTCTGCCAAAAGTCAAGAGGATTCAAGACAACGATTAAAAAAATCATGAAAAAAAATGCTTGATGCAGTAGCAAATGGCATTGGTGACTTGTTACTTGGCGCGTTGATCTTCGGCGGTATGGTGGTTGCACTGTATTTTGGGAGTGTTTGATAGGAGAACATAAAATATTTTGTACAATATTTACAATGTGCAAACAGTACTGCTATCTTATAATAGTGCATATTGACAAAGAAAGGAAGGGCAAATATGAATTGGGAAAATTTGCTGAAAGTGTATGAAGATATGGGTGTTGAGGATATTATCCCAATAGCCCATACAAGAATTTTACCACATATAAAGGTATTGCTCGATGAAAATGGAAATTACATAGGGGCGATGTTAAACGGTAAAGATCGTTTTACTATTCCATGCACCATTGAATCTGAATCAAGGACAAGTGGAAACAATCCACATCCAATTCATGACAATATGCAATATTTGTCGGCAGACTATAACAAAGAAAAACACGACAAATATATGGAACAATTAGAAGCCTACATTTCTGAAGTAGATGACAAATTGGCAAAATCAGTATACAGATTTGTTCAAAAAGGATTGATGAGGGATGTTTTGCAAGGATTTCTAAAAAAGATTCCTTATCCAGAAGAAAAAACTGTTGTTTGTTTTGTAATGGCTCCGCAGGAAGAATTGATAAGAGCAAGTTTTAATGGAGAATATGAAAAATATTGCCTGAATCTTCTTCGATCAGGAGACGGGCAAAACAAACAATGGAAAGACTATTATCTTCACAGTTTGGAACCAAATGGAATGTGTAGCATTACAGGAAATAACGATTTTATTCCTGCAACTTATCCGAAGGGCATTAGATTTGCAGGTGATGGGGCAAAACTTTTTATTGCGTCATCTCGTAATATTATGTTGAAAGGAATGCCGGCTCTTACACCTGGCTACATAGCGTCACAAAAAATACTGCATACGCTTCAATGTCTGTGCTTTGAGGGACCACAATGGGCAAATCAGGTAATGCGCGACAATTTAAAATCTTTTAAAGAAATTGATTTAACAGCGGATGAAGAGAAAATAGTGGAAAGGTATATAAAAAACATACTTAAAGAAGGTAAGGCGAGTCAAATAACTTCTGAGTGTAAATAAAGGTTGGAGAGTGTAAGAATTACTAATTGAAAAGACCGAAAAGGATGTAAAAATGGCACTGGAAGTGATTCGAAAGCAAAAAATTGAGAGAGGGAATGAAGATGAATGATTGGTAAATATAATATTCAGATAGGTGATAAGTTTGGGCAATGGGAAGTAATAGGGCAAGGCAGCAAGCCCTATTACTCAAAGTGCAGATGTACTTGCGGTACGATTAGAGATGTAAGCAACAGATCTCTTTGCGCTGGTGATTCTAAATCTTGTGGATGCAATAAGGAATACTTAAAAGCCAGACGAAAAGAATCTTTGGTTAAGACTGGTGATCGTTTCGGAATGTGGAAGGTGATTGGTGAATCAAGTAGACCGTATTCAGTTCTATGCAAATGTGACTGTGGGACAGTTAGAAACGTATATAGTCGTATGCTATTAGCAGGTAAATCTAAATCTTGTGGGTGCAATAAGGAGCATGTAAAAACTACCTCTAAAAAAATATCCGAAACCAACTTGAGAATTGCACAGAAAAAAGTCGGAACTAGTATCAATGGATTTAAAATTGTAAGTATTTTTAAGAAAAAGGGGGAGAATGTTTTTTATTGCAAAGCTATATGCCCAGTTTGTGGAAAAGAAACAGAAACCCAGTTGTCCAGATTGAAAAAAAATTATATGTGTGTAAATTGTAACCGTAATAATGGGAACTTTTTGAAAGAAATACAGAAAAGCTGCTATGTGGATGGTTCTTGCTTGCCAAGCATTAGATCAAGAGAAAATGGAACTGTCAACAAAAATTCTAGTACAAAAGTAAACGGGGTTTCGCTTCAAAAAAACGGAAGTTATAGAGCATATATAACATTTAGACATAAACAATATCATTTGGGAGTATATGCTAGTCTGGAAGAGGCAGCATCGGCACGCAAAGAGGCTGAAAAAAAACTCTTTGGTGAATACATAAAGAGTCATCAGGGATGGGAAGATGAGCTAAAAGAAATCGGAAAGAGACATAGAAAAAAACCATAATAAAAAGTAGGGATAGAATCAAATCTATCCCTATTATTTTACAGTTCTTGACAGTATTTTACATTACTTTACGCTATTCCACATTATTTTACTGTAAAATAATGTCAAAATCTATCGGCTTTTCTTACGACGCTGCTTCTGTCTCTGCTGTTTATATTCGGTTCTTATGACCGTGATGTTTCCGACAGTTTCCTCAGTTCTGATGCGCTTCAAACTGCCGACATAGGTTATTATGCTGATTTCGTGTTTTTTTCCACTTCTACTGCCCATATCATCCCCTCAACTTTCTCGTAAGCTGCTGTCCAAATGATTCTCGATACGTAATTTTTGCATCTGTGTCCACATCAATAGGGCGCCCAACAACTAAAATTTCTGCAGGATGGAGTCGGGAACACATTTCTTTGAAGCCCTGTCGATAACACTCCTTGCCTTGATCGGTAAAACAGCCGTTTGTACTGATTGCCAGCGTACTCTCTTCTGGCAGCCCTTCAAAGCAAAAATCAAACGTCTCTGCATTTCCCCAACCTACAGTTGGAATGACGTTACAGCCGTTCATAAATAGCCACCATGCAAGGGCGCGGCTTCTGTACACTTGATGCAGCTGCATGACCTTTGGCATAGAGTCATAGAATGAGAAGTCAGGAGCACAGACATATTTGAAATTTTCAAGCATCGGAAGATACTTTTGCGGTTGATTCCATAATGGCTCGAACCGTGCATCATCAATAAAAAAGTGGCAAAGCGCCTTCTTCGGATTTTTTTCTTTCACCGCCTCACAAAATGATACTGCATTAAGCCCACTCAGAGCAGCATGTACTGGGAGCAGTTTTGGAAATCCCAGTGGAGTAAGTTCGGATTGATAAAGATATCGCTCACGGAGAACGTCTTTTTGCGTGTGAATCTTTGTGTACATCTGCCTCCCTTTCTGGCACATTGCCTAAAGTCGTGCGTGTACTGTGATCTTTATTTTATGCACAGTACCTAATTGCATTACTTCCTAAAAGCTGATATATAAGTTCATCTGCAACAGTTACTATACTCCTGCCAAAAAGGCTTATAAAGTCTGCGACAATTTCCTCTGTTTCAATCGGGATAGAGTACCCGTATTCCATTGCGTGAACATGTGTTAATTCGTGGCACAGCACTTTATCAATCATCTGGTTTGACAGATCATTACACATAAAGACGGTCTTTAAATTGTTGTCGGTTACACCGAGAGTATATGTTCCGTCACTGCGCTGCAACTGCGGATCGCCAGGATTGACAAAGCAAACTTGCCAAGTGCTGTTATTTACTGTAAAAAACATTTGATACCCCCATTATAGCACATTTATAGCAAATGCGCAATTGAAATAAAACCGGGAGCATCTGCCCCCGGTTGTACCATTGATTATATACGCTGTACCCAGTTTGTCATCTTGGTTTTCATCATTGTTTTTTCGGAAGCTGAAAGCCCTGGCATGATCTCTTTAAGATCTTCGTCAATGACGGCCAGCAAGGACTCAAGCCCTCGCATGTTTGCGTCATTGTCTTCTTTGGTGTTAGCTTTGTGCATGTCCTTAGTCTCACTGTATGACCTTCTAGCACGGTCATATCGGCTTTCTGACTTCATTCCCATATCTTCTACACTTCTACCATCTGACGGCATTTGGGAGCCTCTACGTGGGTCAGAGTAGTACATGCGCCCAAAGCGGAGTCTATCGAGATCACGCATACGCTCTTCTTCTGGCATATCAGCCCATTCATAATACATTTCTGGTGTCATGTGCCAATAAGGTGGTTCGTCATAACCTCGTCTGCCTGTGGTTCTTGTCCCTCTACCCTTTGGGGCAAATCTGCCGTTAGCGTATCTGTAGCGGTCGTAATAGTGGCGTGACGGGTAATCACCGTATTGCTCAACCATTTCCATGATTTCATCATCGTTTTGCAGCTTATCCATTGCCTCAACGATGCGATAATCTTTATCAAAGCAAGCAATGTTCTTAACAATTTCGGTCCAATCTTTTAAATCATCAAGATTCTGGCCTTCGAAATTATCAATTCCGATAGCTTTAGCTTTTTCTTTGACACATTCTAAAATCTCTTTAGCCCATTTATGCATAGTCTACCTCCAATCAAGCAACTCTATTCACTATAAGGTTTGCATTGGCAACCTCAATAGCAACGCCACTTGTATTCTCAACTGCAATATTTACGCAGCAGCCACGCGGAACACTGATAAAAATGCCTGAGGACACATTGTTAAATTGAGATACTGCAGCTGGTGTTGAAATCATTTTGGAAGCAGGCACGGGCTCACCACTGATAGCAACGGCTAATGATATAGGAGCCGCAGTTCCACCGGCTGGAAGAGCTATATTCGCGGAGAAGTTTACAAAAAACCGTGCCTGACACTGATTCGTAAGACCTCTAAGAGTAATGATCCCACTGCCTTCACGGTGCTGTATGCAGTTTGAACCCTTAACAGATGTGTTTGTAAAAGTTACATTTTCATTTGCCGCAACTTCCTGTGTTGCGACTGCAACATATTCTGCCATTTGATACCTCCTTAAAATAAGGGACAGGCTCTATTTCGAGTCTGCCCCTTTGCTGATAGTAATACTGCGTTAGTTAGCAGACATAACCGTTTTGGTTAAGATACCGATATTTAATTTTGTCAGCAGTTGCAACCACTATTGCATCCGCATCCGTAAGCATAGCCATAGAGATTAGATGCCGGGAAAGACGGTACTGGAGTAGGTCTTACAGCGTCAATAATCTGATTGGTCTGCGCAGCCATTGCTGTGGTGAGCAGTGCACTCTGGCGATCCTGTGAAGCAGCTCTGCGAAGATCATTGTTCTCAGCCTGCAAGGTAGCAATCTTGTCCTGGCAAAGGTAGTCAAGGATGCTTCTCACACCTGCATTCTGGTTGTCAATAATATCTCTGGTGTTGTTGTTCATAGTGTTCTGCAATGCGCAAGTGTTGGTTGCCATATTGTAATTTACACCCTGAATAGCTTCGCGTGTCTCGCAGCAGCAGTTAGCTAACTGTGCCTGCAGAGCATTTGTATTTTGCATATTAGCTACGGTATCAGCGTTGATAGCCTGCTGAATGCCATATCCAGTCTGCATGATGTTTGTGTTGATTCCATTAAATCCGGTTAACATGCTATTGTTAACTGCGTAGAATCCATCACAAATACCATTGTTGATTCCGTCTAACTTTCCAACGATCGCTTGGTGATCAAAACCACGCTGAATTGCGCTATCTGTGTAGGCTGCCGCGGTAGAACCCATGCCACCACCGTTATTGCCCCAACCGCCGAAGCCATTACCCCAGCCGAAAATGGCAAAAATCAAAATGATCCAGATCCATCCCCAACCGTCGTTGCCCCAGCCACCGCTGTTGTTACCGTTACCATCAATGCTAGCCACTAATGGTACACTACAGTTTCCTGAGTTAAACATACTATTTACCTCCGTAATATTTTTTATATACATAATCTTGCGCAAGAATTAGTATCACGTTTTTATTGCATTCCAAATTGATTTTTTATCTGGCGAACTGCATCATCAACATTTATCCCTTTTTCTTTGCAAAGGTTGCGAGCTAATTGTTCTACACCCTTTGTATCACCTTTATTTGCCATATCCATAGCATTTTTTAAAATAGGATTGCTCATAGCTTGGCTGTTTCCAGCCATCTGCTGCAAAAACTGCTGCGGATTCCTCATGGCTTGAAATAGCTGAAATGGATTATTCATTCTCATTTGCCTCCTTCTTTAAGCCTCCGGACCTTTTAGGCGCTATTTTAGGCATCAGTTCATCAAACTTCTTTTCAAGGCTATCAAATCTTGCCATAAATGCCTCTGTAGCCTCGTCAGATAGCCCCATTTTTATTTTGGACATGTCGGCTGAACTATTCGCCGCATTTGGCTGTGAAGCTGTGTACGGCTTATATACAATCGTTCTAATGGTTCCATCTGCATTCCACGATTTTGTATAGATCTCTGACATGTCTTGCTTTGGGAAAACGGCAACTGAACCGTCCATAGGTACATCGTTCGCAGTAATTTGTTCGACAGCTTGCACGACCTTTCCGTTCAATCCAGTCTGCTGCTGTGGCTGAATGCTTTGCTGTTGATTAAAAAGCGGCTGGTTTTGCTGCAGATCATAGCGCGGCTGCTGATATTGATACGGGTAATAACTATTATATTGGCCATACATTGTCTGCTGGCTGTACGGTTGATACATCTGATTTGGTATCGGCATCGTCTAATATCACTCCTTCCTCGTCAAGGACCTCTCCAATAGCTTGAATCATTGCTGATTGATACTGCATTGGAATCATACATACATCTGGTCTTTCAAATATTTTAGTCAAAAATGATTCAGGAAACATCATTCGCACCTTCCTTCCTCTTATTCTGACTGTATTGTGTCATAAAAATAAGATGTAAAAACGACAGGGATACGACATATTAACGACAAAAAGAGCTGCCAGATAAACTGACAACTCTTTCAAAGAATATTTTACTGTAAATAAATGCCAAATATTGTTAAATAAAGTTAAATAATGTAAAGAAATGTAAAATACACTATTACAACATCTGCAATTCCTCTCCGGTGTCCTTTGATGTGAGTTTGATAGAAACGTCATATCCTAATGCTTCGGATATCTGGCGTATATCACTTTCTCTAAAATTATTTAATCTAAGCTTTTTGGACACGTTAGATTGAGAGCACCCTAACAGTTTTGCAAGCTGAACTCCGTCCATCTCTTTCTTAAACATTATTGTTTTTACAATGTTCGAAAATGTGTTTTTGCTTTCCATTTACTCACCTTCCTCCTTCGGTTTAAGATCTGCCTTGTAAGAGCTTAAATGTTCTTCTATAGTTTCAAGACTATTGGATTCCTCTGGAATCAATCGGTTGAGATAATATAAAAAAGAATTATAAGCCTTTGCTGTGCAATAATACTTTTCCTTGCCATTCACCGTAACTATTCGACCTCTAAATGATGTCGGGGATGCATTATCAATTAAAGATTTAGAAAAGTCCAGTGCAGACTGCTTGACCATTCTTAGAAAATATTCAAATGCGGTGGCGCTTGATGAAAGAAATCTGGGCCAAATCAAATCTAGGTTACTAGAAAACTCATATTTTTTAAGTTCAGTCGGATTCTGCTTGCCACTAGCCATCTGAATGTTGTAGGATAATACACCAATTTCATTTGTGATATAACGGCACAATTCAATGCCGACAGATATGTAAACTGCAAAGTTAGGATCGAGATTTGCTGTAAATCTTTTTGAACATTCATCAACAAACCTCATTAACTTGGAATCATACACCATTCCACAGGTCTGAAAGCCTGCATTGCCAATTCCAATTAAGCGCAACCATGTAGCAGTATCTTGATTGTTGCAAAGTATCTTGTCGAGTAGTTGCCACAATGGAACATCGTTAAATAAGCGAAGTGGTTTAGCACTGTTACTGTTTAAAATGTAAAGTGCCATGGTTTCAGCTACAACACGTTCTTTATCAAAACATTCTCCACCTAATGCGTTAAATCCGGTTACAATCCCGTTTTCATGCTTGAGAAATATCCTGCGCGATTGGTGCGTGAATAATTCCGCTGGGGTAGAAGGTGGATCAATCTTTTTGCGCTCATCGGATCGCGGTGAGCATTCCCATATCGGGCAAGGCTTAGGCCACAATTTCCCATTACCATTCTGTAAAGGAACTAGGTTCATCATAAGTGTTTCAAAAAGATTTTGCCCAATTGCGTAAACAATAGTATTTTGCCCCAACCATCCAATACTGATTGACGGCAAGCCTGCTTTACTCGGCTTTACAGAAACATCATCATACCCGTTGATAAAAAGAAGCCATCTAGCCGCTTCTGCATATGTTAGTTGCATTTTTGCTTCTCCGCTTCTTGCTGCAAAAATTCGTACCTTGTTGTTACTTTCAGAAATTTCTCCGTTTAACTTTGCAGCACCAAAAGCAGTTCCTTTTTTAGCTTCGTTTGCCTGATAGAATGGAGCATCAGGATGAAAAAGCCAGAAACGTTCTCTGTATTCCTCTAAATATTTTAAAAATGCTTCTGGAAAATGTCCGAGACTCCAATAGCTTTTCCAACGACTGATTGCTTCATCCCTATTCAAAAGCGGAATCTCATCACCGTTTGAGTCAAATCTTGCAAATCCAGAATGAACAATTGCAAGAAGTAGCCGTATCATTGCGACATTTTGAGTATCTGTTTCACCTGCCAAATCCATGTATTCGTGACTACGAGTGAAAACATCCGTGAGTGAAACTTCTTTAATGGTATAATCTGGAAGCAATATACGCACCCAATTTTCGTCAAGCAAATTAAATTCTTTCTTCATATATATCCTTCTTTCTACAGTTCTTTACATTAAAATAATGTCAAATAAGGTTAAATACTGTTATTTACTAATATATATATTTCTTGCAATGCGTAATCTATATTTATACGGCTCAAATATCCGATTTTTGCATTCCAATCTTGAGCCTGTGCGATCATGGCATAATACAGTTTGTGGCTCAGGTGAGCAGTTACGAAGAACACAAAGTCAGATTTTTTTAATGCAGCGTTGCGCACAGTGCTGACATTTCCTGCACTGATATATTGCCAATCCGGAAGATAAGTTTTAAGCTTCTTTATCAAGTTTGGATGCCCTCCAACAATTGTACCACTAATGTTTTTTAATTGCTGAATTTGCTCTTTAGATAGCTTATTTGCAATTTCGGTTTCCGAATCAGATTCCAGTGAAAACATATGCTCTCGTAAAGCATAAAGCTCCCTACGTTCACCCTCTACCTTTTGCAGTTCGGATTTTAGTGCATCATTCTTCTGCTTGAGTAGATTTATCTCATCAGATAAGCGCTGAACCTGCTCAGTACAAGCTTTTTGTTCAGACATCCTGCGTTCCTGAGATTCAGATAATGCAGATTTGGCTTGAAGCAATTCATTTTTAATGCTCTCTACTTCAATATACACGTCTTCACGATTGTGTTGGAAGTAGTATTCTTTAGACTGCTTATATGCCTTACACATAGCTAATATATAGCTCGTATATTTTGCATAAGTCAGGAAATCCTCACGTATTCCTCCTCTTTTTCCGTGCGTATAAGCAATTGCTAGTGCTTCCAGATCTTCATGTGTGAACTGTAATTCAGAAAAAATAGAAACGCTTGAAAGTGACTCAATGTCAAACACGGTAGTGTATCCAAATTCCTCATCTTTTGGTGCTAACTGGATCTGCTTAAATAAATCTTTTGGAAGTTGACTAATGTATGATTTTGCTCTTTCCTGAAAAGCACAGTCATATTTCTTTAAGCCTTTTTGTATTCTGCGTTCTGGATTGTATCCGTAGTTTGCAATAAAGCAAAGTAATTCATCACATTTTTTACGTTCTTGTACTAACTCTTGCGGCCACATATTTAAAAAGTAATAGCCTGCAAATAAATGGCCATTAAAATTATCGTCCGAAACACGATCTGACTTTGCAAGCTTTGCATAAATGACTTCTCCGATTACACTATCAAAATGAATCGGTTCGTCTTTTGGAAGCCTTTTAAAAATATTGTATAGCTTTCTGTATCCCTTTTTGAAAAGAATATCCAAAGAAGTCTGTGCTTGTTCATCTTCTGTGTAGCTATATTCGACGATTCCGAGTGCTTTTTTATAAGCTTCTTCTGTTTGCAAAGATAGCTCTTCCGAAAATAAAGTATTGTAATATTCGCTCTGCTTTGCAGCGTTATAATAAGCCACAGCATTCTTACTGTATTCGTTTTCTAAATCTAATCGTATATGGCGTGCAAACGCGATAGCGCAAGCGTAAAACGGTATTAAGTTTACTTGTTCCATAAAATGCCTCCTTTCTTTAATTTTAGTAAAGAGTTATCTTGTGATAAAATTACCAAAATTTTATTTTTTGATTACGTAAATAGGATCTATTTTTTGATTTATTATAAATCTCATAATGTGTTAAGCACATTTCAAAATCATTGCTCCATGTCTTTTCTAATTTGACCTTATATTCTGTAATATGTCCAGACTTATATATTCGTATCGCGTGATATCTGCCGCATATGTTGCTACTTTCTGTATGCCATATAAATAAATCTACATATCCATTGTAATAATCTTTTTTAACTTGTTTATACATGTTACAGCATAATTCAGTTGTTGGTAAATCAAATTTGTCAATGTAATTAAATGCCATTGTAAACTCACCACTCGCAAACACAGTTAATGCTGATACAATATCAATTGTTTTCATATTATTAGCGGATAGCAAGCGTCGTAATGATTCTGCAATTGTACAGTTTCGTTCGTATATTACATCGTCGAATTTCCCATCTGCGATGGCATTCTTAACGCCAACTATTCTTTCATAAATCTCATTACTTACCATAATAAAATCCTCCTTTTAACAATTTTTAACAGCTCTTTACATTATTAAACCTTTTTTTAATGTCAAATAAGGTAGAAAATTATAGATCATGTGTCCGCATGTATTCCTCGATGGCAAAGCAAGCAAATCCTGCTAGGGTGCGGCCTGACTTACGAGCAGCTTCTGAAAAGGCTGCCTTTTGTGATTCAGTGCATGATACACTGAATTGGATCTTGCGCTCAGCTGCAGGGACTTCTCTGCGGCCTACATACCCACCATTGGGACCAATCTTCGGAGTTGGATTATATCCGGGTGTGTAAGTCCTGCTTGGGTCAACTGGAGCAGGGACAAATACGGACTTTTTTTCTACCGGCTGGATACTTGGAATTTCAGTTTCGCTAGTATCTGTAAAATCAATGCCAGCTGTCACATCAAAAGAAGTAGTAGTGGTGTTACCTTTCTTTCTCATCTATAATCACTCCTTAATTAGTTCTTTTGCGAACTGCACATAGTCAATAGCAGCGTTGCACTTCGAATCAAATTTCATAAGAGTTGTTCTGGTTGCCTGTGCCTTTTGTACAGCAATGCTTTCGCGGATGGTTGTGCAGAACACCTTTGTGTTGAGCTGCTTGGCGATCTCTTCCAAAGAAGCTTTAACTTCCTGGGCGAGGAGCTGACGGCTCTTATATTTCACCAACAAGAGTCCTGCAACCTCTAGGTTAGGATTATTTCTTTTCTTTACGCCCGTGATAGTTCTATTCAGTTCTGACAGACCTTGAATGGCATAACGGTCTGCAGTGACAGGAATGATGACCTTGTCAGAAGCAATTAAACAGTTTTTAAGTAATTTGTTGTCAGCCGGAGCTGTATCAATAATAACGTAGTCATAGCCAGTTAATTCAGAAAGAGCGTCTTTTAGCCTAAAATACTCATTCCCATCACTTGGGAATCTTTGATCTGCTGTTTTCAGCTCTGGATCGGATGCGACTATGTCACCGATTTCTGTTTTTTGAATAGCTTCCGCAATTGGAAGTGGATCTTCAATGTCTAAAATAACATCGTAGAGAGTTGCCGTATCTTTGGATACTGCTCTATAAGTATCAGTGCTGTTACCCTGCGGATCAGCGTCAACCAGTAAGACCTTCTTGCCTTGCGACATTAAAATTGACGCAAGTGTAGTGGCTGTTGTGGTTTTTGCAATGCCACCTTTTTGATTTGCAATGCATATTACTTTCATGGTGAAACCTCCTTTGTGATTACATTATTTTACAATTCTTAACCTAATTTGACATTTCTTTACAGTAAAATAATGTTTTCTTCTTTCTCAGTTATAGGATACATCGTTAGAACTAAAAAGTCAATAGTTAGAACTAAAAAGTTATAAAAAATATCTTTACAGTTATACGTGCAACATTTCTTTACTGTAGAATAATGTTAAATAATGTTGCAAAAATCCCCTAGCATTATAAATACCAGGGGACTATTTATAGTTGGTTGATTTTTGATTTTATATCGGCAATCCTGCGGTCAACCGTCCTAGTTGACACAGATAACCGGGTTGCTATTTCGCTGATAGATTTGCCTTTAGACAACATGTCGAATGTTATCTCTTCGTCCTCCGTGAAATTACTTCTAAGTTTGTAATCATCAAGCTTAGACTGGGTAAGTTTGTGTAATTTCACGGATCACATCACGATTCCTTAATTGTTAGTTCTTTAGAATCAGTTCTTTTGAGAACAATAAGCTGCCTGTCTACATCTGGTATTTTCCAGCAATCAACAGACTCCGAGTCATCTACGATGATAGGAAGGGTAGTAGCATACTTTTTTTGAAACGCTTTGCAGATATCCATTTCGATTAAGATTTTTGCACCGTGATTAAGGTTTCTAGCGTATGGTTCACCGTTTACACAGAAATCACACGTTTCTTCCAGATCACCATTCACAAGCTGTCTGAAAAATTTCACCTGGCAGTACTCTAAATACTCGTTTACCTTGCTTTCTAAAAGCTCATGCTTGCGGATATTGAAGCGTTTCAACAAGTCGAGTTGTGCCTGCGTATCTGCAATTAGCTGCTCATTCTTTCGGCGCTCGATGTTAAGCTCTGCAACCCTTGCGTCAATCTTGACGTTAATTTCAGTTTTTGCAAGTTCTGCTTTTAGACTAGATAACTGATGTTGAAGGTTATTTTCTTCTGCCTTGAGCTGTGCAAACGTTGCATTTGCAGTATTTGCTTCTAATTGGCTTTCAAGCTTTGCAATTTCTGCAGATCTGGTTTTTGCTGTCTCGTCTGGCTCTGCTGGAGGTACAGTGGATATAACTTTTTTCTGAGCAACTAAATCATCGACAACTCTTGACTTTTTATTGGATTCTTCACGAAGGGTAGAAAGCTCTGCATCTGCAGCATTGAACTTTTCGCGTAAAGCATCAATAACTTCTTTACATTTCATTCCATCGTCTGTGATTTCCTGCAACTTTTCTTCCTTTGATTCTTCAAAATGCTTTCGCATTTCATCCTGCTGATCAGATGGGTATTCACGCTTGCAATACGGGCAAATCAGCAAATTTTCATCAAACTGCATATCTTTATTGCTTTTCCAGTCACTTGAAAGCTTCAAACGCTTAGTTTCAAGATCTCGAATTTCAGAGTCAATCTGGTACAATTCATGTTCCTTGGCGTTTAAATTGTTATTTGATAGGAAAAGTTCTTCCTTTGCTGCCATAATCTGAGCATCTAAATCGGCAATTCTTTTCCTGTTTTCAGCATTAGCGTCATCAGCGGCCTTTAATTGCTCCTGCTTCAACTTATAAATTTGTGCCTGAATTGCACGCTGCTCATCAAATGCCTTTTGCACATCGGCTTGTTTACTCTGGTTATCTTTGATTTTGCTTTCGATATCTGCAATTTGACTGTTTATCAAGCCTTCATCAATGACAATTTTCTGCTTTTCCACCTCATCAATGCGGCTTGGAAACTCTTTGCGAATATCAAGCAGTCCTTTAGTACCATTCCTTCCACGTCTGCCATTCAACATAGTGTTAAATTTTGACTTCAATTCATCAACACTGCCATCATCTAGCAATGGGAGAAGAGGGGAGAACTCCGGAAAATGTTCACAAACCTCTGCATTGGAACACGTTCCAAAGGTGGATTCTAAAATTGATCTGCAGTCAGCAGTACTCTTTGACAAGAGCGTTTTGGCGTTGATCAAGTTCGAAAGTTCGCTCACAGGAACCAATTTTTCTGCAATAAATTCTTCATAGTCGCACTTCTTTTTAGGGATATTATTGATATAATAGTCAATAACATTGCCTGTGAAGTCACCCTTTTTGTTGTAGTTCTGACGAGAAACCTTCTTAAATGTCTTGTTGGAACCGTTAAGATCTACGGTCATTTCAGCCGTGACCTCGATATCGTTAATCTCGTTACCTGATTTATCGTGTGGCCTGATTCCAGTAATTTCTTCGCCGTTCTCACCACTGCAATTCAGTACCCAAAAAATAGCTCTCTTAACTGTGCTTTTTCCAGATTCATTACATCCAGATACCTCTGTCTTATTGTATAGATCTGTGTCTACAGCTTTTCCATTGTAAAAGCTGCAAAAATTATCTAACTTCAAATGCTTAATTCTCATCGTTTTCCCCTCTTTCCTTCGTCATCGGTTTCATTTGCGCTTGATGCAGCACACAAAGCAACTGCAAGCACACCAGTAACTCCACCAAACAATAGTCCTGCTATTAAACCAATTAAAAAATCCATACTATTCATCCTTTCCACTTACAGAATCTATCTCAAATGAGAATCCAGTTCTATCTTCGAGTTCTTTCATAAAACGTTCAATGTCTCCATTGTACTCTTTTGAGAATTTGTCAACATAGTCCATTGTTTTCTGTATTCGTTTGGCGATTGCCTCAGCCTTCCAATTATGACAAGTATCTGCCAAAGCAAGTCCAAATGATGTTAATATGATGCTGTATATGTTGTCCACAGCATCTTTATTTGCCTTTTGGTAGTATTTGTCATAAAGCTTGCGATCAACGTCTCGTGCAATATTTTCTTTTAACAAAGCAATTCTTATGCTTTCTTCTGCACCTGTGATTCGCTGTTCTACGGTTTTGTTTCCTTTTTTCGCTTCTCTTTCAGCCCGTCTCCTTTGTGCTCGTGTCATAAAGCCTCCTTCTAGGTAGTAGACTATTTTAATGTATTAAAGCTTATTATAATTTAAAATAGTCTATAAAACTGCGCTTTGCTTATATATTTAGTTCTGGCAAATACTCTGGTTGCTCGGATGCAATTGAAACCTTTCCCTGCAACTTCTGACATTCTTTTTGCTTCGCAATCTCTGCGGAGTATGATCTTAAAAAATTACTGTGAATAACTGTCTCAAACTGAGTTGCTTGTCCCTTCGCCCATTCTTCCAGATTCCTTGCGTTTCCAACTGTTGACTGGATAATTGGTGGAAGCTTGGCAAACTCGTCATCAGCATGATATGTGCTGTTTCTGACAGCTATCCGAACCAAAGACCACGCTTCCAACGGCGTAGGCGTGTCTGCTTGACTCAAAGCGACTAACTTTTCGTTAATTTGACCGATTGACGGCGGAAAGCCTGTGTTTTCTGAAAGTATGTATGCTTTGAGTGCTGCACTAACCTGCTCGTAAGTATAGCCAGATAGCATATTTGCCCATGTAGTGGCAGTAAGCTCTATATCTGCAATTTTGTAGTTTGGATATGATACAGTCATTACCGCCATTAACTTTTTAGCCTCGTTTTTAGTCATCCGTAATACTTCCCAAAATTGCATCAAGTTGTGAACGCTGTGAATTTTGCTTGCCCTTAAAGCTATAGCCAGCATCATGCAGTGGGAAAAGTCCTACCCAGCAGTTATCAACAGACTGGTTTAAAATCTTGATCATAAGCTCGATGTCTCCGCCAGATAGATTCTCCAACTTGACTATTGCTCTCTTCAAGGCATTTGCGGTTAGGGGCTTTTTAATCTTTACTCTCATAGAAACAAAATCGTTAAATGCCTCATTCAGGCATTCATCATCAAAGTATTTTTTTGAAGATACGTTCTTGTTTTTTACGTCCATTAGCTCATTTAAATCATCATATAAAGAGATGATTAGCGTAACTGCATCACCCTCACCATTAGACGTTAGCAAGCTCACAACGTTTTTTACTCTAGGCTCATAGCCTTTGTTTTTGATTTGAGTTATCAGCTCTTTTCTTGTCATTTTTACCACCTTCCTTTCTATGCTGTGTCAACTAGTTACAAGGTTTGCACAAACCTGATGCCCTCCGCAGTAGTCGAACCTGCAAGCCGTTAGGCTACCGTGAGGGATAAGTATTTATATTGCCTTGCAACTCGAAGTTGCAATCAATCTTAGGGCTTCAATGAGGTGCTTCTGTGTATCAAAATAAGTCGAATAAATTGTAATGTCGCAGTGGTGAAGCCCGTCCCTATAAAAGTAAAAAGCTGTCATTTTTTCGTCATAAATAATTGCAATCTTGATTGTTAAATCTCTGAATTTCGAATGAATTTCATAAGCGTCATAAGGGGGAAGACCTTTTTCTATTACTGTAGTTATTCCTGCCTTTGAAAAAGATTTTTGAATCTTCCTAATAAATTTTTCAAGGTTTTTAATCTTCATATCACCTTTTCCTTTTCTTATTCATTATTTTGAGTCTCAAATGCCAGATAACACATGATTCCGCAATCCTGCATTATTTCTTCACTCATTCTTCCTCTGTTCGGGTCCAATTCGTCAAGGAATACACCATTGATACAACTGTGTCCAATGTCTCGCTCAAGCTTCGCACGTGCTGCGAACACCTCTGGGAAGTCTTTTCTAATCTTGTTCCAATAGCCCATGCCGCCTTTTACACAGCCAATACAGTTGTTGTTATTGTAGCCCATATCGTACATTACAGGGCGCTTTATACCCAAACGATCAGCAAAAGCATGGCAATCTTGCTTCGACAATCCTCCTTCGATTAGTGGAAAACTGTGATCAAATTCTGGAAAATTTGCCACTATGCTTTCTGCTCTATGTGTTTCACTTGCATCCATGCCCCACACATAAGTCAAATGATATTGCAAATGTTCGTTTTCCCACTTCTTTCTAACCGCTTTCTTCAACATTCCTGTACATGGTGCTCCATGAGGAGAACTGATGAACCTGTATTTTCTGACCACATCTTCCACGCAGTTAAACTCGGAAGATTTTAAAATTGTTACTTTCTTTCCAATGATTTTTTCTACATCGTGTATAAATCTCAGACTGTCTGGGTGCTGATCAGCGATATCTATATATATCCATTCGTCAACATCCTTTTTCAAATATCCAGCAACAAAACTAGAGATTCCTGCTGATAACCAGCACACTTTGTATTTTTGCATAACACCACGCTACAAATGCATGTATCGTGGATCATAATTCGTTTGCTATCAATTGCGTGTGCAGCGTTTCCACTGCACACCTTTTCAGCCACGGTGTTTAAATTTTCTGATACGCCACCACAGATCACTGCGCATCAACCCGGTTTACCGGGCATTCGTTATTCCTTTCTTCTTGTACTTGTTATTAGGGTATCTGTTGACTCAACAAATACCGCGTCACCTGAAACAACAACTTTGTTTTTACAATAAGGGCACATTACACATTTGTTGTAGTAATTTCTGTGTCCGCAGGAGGTTATTTTGTTAAAAAACACATCATCTTCCTCATAGCTCAAATTTCTATCACATTCAGGACAAGTTATTACATTTTCCACTTCAATAATCCTGACCATCTGTCTCCTTTCTCAAGCGCTTTTTCTGGCGGCAAACCTTTGATTCTATTATTCTTTCAGCAAAATCTCTGCCACCAAAAATCATGATGATTTGAGTCAACATGATAATAACGTCAGCAGTTTCTTCAAGAATATCTGCTCTGGCTTTTGCCAGGTCTGTGTCAGGCGTTGGATTTACATTTCCACCCTCCAGCTGAATTGTCTTGCGGTGATGTTTAAGCAGCGCTTTTATCAGCTCGCTCATTTCTTCGATCGCCTGGTCGATTTGTTTATCCGCTCCGTAAGTATCAATACATTCCTGTAGTACTTCTGGATGCTCCGTTGTTGGCAATCCTGTTGTTTCGTATATTTTTAAGCGTTCTCGGCTTTCTGCCATTCCAACAAGTGCCATATAAAAAGCGGCGATAAAACTATCAATATCTTCCTCTGGCTTAAATTGCAAATCGTCATACATTTTGTCACTAAATGCTTCATCATTCATCGTTGATGCCTCAGAATCGCCGTATGCTTTGTTAAGATTCCGTGCAAGCTCCATAAGTGGAATTTCGCGTTCAAAATCCCTGTACCATACATCACCATCTTTTATAAATACGCAATTGTGCATCAATGCTATGAAGTTTGACGGATTATCAAAAATTGTTTTAACCATATTTTTACACCTCTCTAGCCTTAATTAGTTTTCCTGCCAAGTTGTAATCGTATCCAGAATTTTCTTCTTTTTCATTCATGTAGTTGCAGAACTCCTGACATTCTTCTTCTGTTGTGAAGAATGTATGCCACAAGCTTTCTTCTAATTCTTTGAAATCTTTGTTGTGATCCACTATTGCATATGCACTACGACCAACTGTGTCGAAATACCCATCTGCAACTTCTTTGTACCAGCCCGTAATCTCTCCACTAGTATCACTAAGCATATATAGCAGATTTTCTTTCGGCTGATATATTTTCTTGCGTTCTCCGCATTTGCAATCATCGTCTACCACGTTTCCAGATGGTAATGCCACTTTGACTTTTCTATACTTATCGCACTTGTCGCATTTCTTTTTGTACTGGTAGCTCCAATTTGCTGACCACATAACAGTCTTAAATTGTTTCATTAACGCTTTTAGCCTAGCTCGTGCAGCTTTGGTTCCAGCCTTTTTCATTGCACTTTTGTACTCTGCTTTCTTTCTCTCGTAATCTTCCTTTATGGATTCAAAATTCTCCTTGATGCCCTGCAATTTTTTGTTTTCCTCGCGCAGCTTTTCAAGTTCGTCCTTAACTTCTTTTTTTACAGATTCTCGAAGCTCGTTTTTAAGTTCTTCGATTTTCTCGTCAAACTCGCTCGGCTCGAAATAGTCTTCATCATCCATGTAATACATATTATTTGACCTCCTTTACAAGCTCTAATACTGCACAAATTACTGCTTCTTTTATGATGCTGTGAATGGACTTTCTATTTTCGCCTACCAGAACCAACTCATGCTTGATTGTATCATCATAATAACAACCGTCTCTGCATGTCCATTCCCCATTATGCAGTTCCACGTCATATCCTTTGCTCTTCGATGCCTCCCCTCTTGCAGACCATCCAGCTCCCGTTTTTACAAAATAGCACGGATAGCTCACGAAAGGGTTTTTATACACTTTCATTCTCTGCCTCCGCTCTCAGAAAAACATATGCTTTGCTATCCGCAAAAATAATATTTTCTGGCTGCTCCTTATGTACCTCTCCGTTCTCGTACTCTACAATTAATTCCGTGTTCACGTCTATTTCTCCTTCCAGTATAGTCTCTGTCCACACTGATCACAATATTTTGTTGCGTTTGGGATGCACGCAATGAGATAACTGCAAGATTTGCATTTGTAAACTCCATTTGCTGTGATCTTAATCGGCTTCATTGGAATTTGCTTTTTGATTGCTTTAATCGCAATTTCGCATGTAGCCTCATGTTTAAAATACTCAATCGCTTGTGCTTTTAATCCATCTTTCCAACACTGCTTTCCCAGCTCGTTTTCTGCCTCTCCAATATCCTTCAAAATGTCAAATGTCTCATCGAAATCCAACTCAAATTTAATTTGTTCAGCCGTTTTCTCATTCCTCCTTATGCACTAAAGCAGATCACCGACATCTGTTCCTTAATTGTCTTGATAGCCGTTTTAAGTGCGCGTTCATTTCTAAAATGTTCCATTGCCTCGTCTTGTAGCCCACAATTTTGAAATTTGATTGCAATTTCCTCTTCTGCTTTGCTGAGTCCCTTCAATGCGTAAATCGCCTCATCTAAATTCACGGTAATTCTTATTTGTTCACTCATTTTCTTTCTATTATTTGGCCTCCTCCCAGTCAATCTTCTGCCCACAGTCTGAGCAATATGGTGATTTTTTTGCAATACTTATGCCACTCCATACTGTGTTTCCGCAGCGCGGGCATTCCCACAACTCGCAGTGGCTTTCTATCCATGCGTGCGGTTGATCACCTCTATTTTCATGGATGATAGACTTGTGAGTTGCTTTAACTGGTGGCTGCCGAAGCTGCTTCTTTAAGCATTCTACTGCTGTTTCATAAGCAGTTTTTTCTTTCGCAAGCCGCAAAGTTGTTTGAAAACTGCTATCGCTAACTTGTTGCTTTCTACATTCCAATTCATGATTAAAATAATCAATAGACTCCTTGACGTGTTCATTGTACTTATTCATCTTTTAAATATTTTCTCCTTTCTTCTTGGTTTGGAATGTCGGCAAAACGATATGTGGAAAAAGTATTTGCATCCATCGCTGTCCAACTACTTCTACCCAAACTAAAAACAGTTACAAGATTGCCTTGTGCTGCGGCAAAGTGAGCTTTGATCCAGTGACCATTCATAGAATCTCTTACTAAAATTTTAGTATCTACAGGAACCTTATTCCAATCAATCTTTCCTGGCTCACAAGGACTTTCAGCCCAATGCGTAAAGGCTTCGTCACAAGAATATTTTGTATGAGCGAATTTACAATGCCTGCACTCTTTGTGGCACTCGACTATTTGCTCATTTATCAGAGCCGGATGTATTCCTGTTTTGAATAGAATTTCCATTATTTCTTCTGAATACTTTTCTCTATTTGTCATGCTATCTCCTTATGCGAATTTGAGCTGTTTTGCAATTGCTTCTATTACATTTACCGTGACACCATTTCCTGCTTGCTTATATAACTGACTGTCAGAATTGACAAATGCTGCCTTTTCGAAATATTCATCTGTCCATCCTTGCAATCTAAAGCATTCTTTCGGTGTCAATTTTCTAATTGCTATGTAACACTGATATTTTTCATACCACAATGCATATACTGTTAATTCTTCTGATACCTGCACAAATATTCCTTGATTACAACTTGTATCTAAGGTATTCGCAATTTCTTTTCCGACTCTTCCACGTCTGGTTTTGCTACCCGGGTTCGACAAATTCACACTGTCCACCACTCCCACTCTGCATTTTGAATACCCTTGTTTTGTTACTTCTGCTACCTTTACGCAAATATCTAAATTATTTTCTTGCGATTGTCCTCTAAGTATCGGAACTCTATTTCTAGGAACAACTTTCCTGATTGTGCTTGCTGCAATGTTTTTGATCTTAACAGCAACAGCCGTAGCACCTCTGTCTGTTTGGCAAGCGAAATTTACTCCGCTGTTTTTCTGGTATTGATTTTTCAATGTTCTGCATGTTCCGTCTGGCATACAATTAAATCCGGTAGGTTCAATCGCTACGCCATGTATATCTGCTCTTGTAAGTGTAAACATTGGCTCGCCATTGTCTTTGAATCTTCGTCCATTCTGACGCTTTTCTACTCGATCCGGTGTCAGAGCCAGAAGTACTATCTTCGGATTATTCCCGTGTCCTGCCGAATGGCAATTTGTGATTCTATCAATTCCAAGCACTTTCCCATCTTGTGACGAATTAACTTCTCCTATGACTTTTATTGCAATTCCACTATCCTGTCCGGCGCGGTTCGCTACGCCTTTGTAGTATCTTGCTTTTAAGCATCTTGCAGTGTCCGTCATTTGCGATCCCTGGTAACATAAATCTATGAAACATGGTAAGGCAGTGTGGTGTTCCCTTACTCCGCCTTGACAGGTGCTTAATGCTTCTGCAATTCCATCTTGTGCGAATACCTGCGTATTTCTTCTGTAACCGTCCCTGCGACCTATTATTTGAATACTATCTTCTCTGTCTGCTCTTTCGACAGGAAATACTTCTGCGGAGCCTCTACCTCTAAGATGTCCGATAATGAAGCACCTTTCTCTGTTTTGTGGAACCCCGAAGTCCTTAGAGTTGAGCACTTGCCATTCTGCATCATACCCCCCCTGCTCCATTTCAATGAGCAATCTGGCGAAATCCCATCCTCCATTAACGCTAAGCAAATTCTTAACGTTCTCAATGAAAAGGTAAGTGGGTTTATTTTCTTCTTCGAGTTGTCCGATAAGGTACATAACTCTGAAAAACAAGCTTGAACGGTTTCCTTGAAATCCAAGCTGTTTTCCTGCAACGGAGATGTCTTGACAGTTGTGGACGATTGCCCCGTTTGCAATGTAAGATTCATCTTCTTCAACGCTAAGGTTATATACTGTTTCGTATTGATCAGATTCTGTTGGCTGATACAATTTTCTGCAAACATATCTTCCACGATAATATCCTTTAACCGATTTGTTAGAGATTCTAAAAGTGTAGGTGTCTCTTTGTTTACATTCCCTTCCTTCAATAGTGCACTTTGAATCTCTTTTAGTATAATAGACAGCTGGCACAGGTTTTCCCAATCGCTGTGCAATAATGCACATACCAAGAATGACTGCTGCGCTGGTGGATGTTGCTTCTTCTCTGTCGTTTCTGCCATCTCCTGACATGTATCCGTTATAAAAGTATTCGGCCTTTTCTCGTGGTAAGCACAGTGCTTCTCTTGGTATTCGTTTTCCATATGCATATTCCCCGAATATACCAAGGTATTCGTATAGTTGGTTATTGCACACATGATACTTCCCACAAGTCCTTTCTTCAGTGTAAGTTCCATGTAGGTTTGCTTCTGACAGTCGGTGTTCAAATTCTTCTCGTTTTTTATCACTGACCGCAAACACAATCCTTCCCCCTCGCGGTCTATCTTGTCTGCGAACTCTCCACCCATCAGCAATATAGCGTCCGATAATCCACCAGATCTCTTTACTGTATTTGTTTGGTTCTTCATCAGGCAACACCATTGTGGAGTAATAGCTATCATTGAGTCCCTTAACTGGTTTGAACTCAATTGGTTCGGATACGCGAGTGACATAATACGGGTGTTCTGCTGTTGTGCCAGTTGGCAAGATGCCAAATCCATTGACATTCCAGATTCTTGCGTTGTCTCTCTGCATAACTGAGGTAACTGTTTTCCATCTTCCCTTGTGAGTAAGCACTCTATCTCCGACAGATACGTTTTCAATTGGCATATATCCTTTTTCTGTAAGAATATAAGTTCCTCGAACGAAGCAAGGGAATCCGAAGCACCAGCAGTCCGCTTTTGGAATGTCTCCGGCATACACTCTTCTAATGTCATTTGCATACCATTCTCCATTTCTGTATTCCTCCTTCAATATTTCTTTTTGCCGTTGTTTCAGTGGCATTTTGTCCAGGAACTCTCTCTGCTCTTGTGTGAGTAAATGCATGGATGTGTAACTTGCAGTCGCAAACTTGTCGAACTCACAGAATCCGACACATTCATGTCCTGCCAACTCCATTCCTCTACGGAATCCTCCGATTCCTGCGAAAAAATCAATAAATTTCATTTTTACCTCATAATGTTATAAAAGAATCAAAACCCACAAAAGTATCAGTGAGATAATCCACAATGCTCCAAATAATGTTCTAGTCCTTTTTGGGCCTATGTAGTACAGAAGCTGGGCTAAAAGCATAACCACACATAAAACAATCTTAATTATTTGCATAATATTCAACTCCTCTCATTCTTTACGTTTTACAAAGGATTCGCATTCTGTATTCAGTAAGCATCCATAATCACGACCTCAGCAGTTTTTCCGTACTTTAACGGAGATTTGTATGCAGCTCTAGCCATTATGAGTTGGACTGCAAGAAATACAAACTCTTAATTGTCTAATACTCATTTATCGCTTCCTTCTGATGCCTTCTTATCATTTGCCTGTGCATCCTTGAAGAATGACTCGATATCAAACCACTTATCATTGATTATATTTCCGATGATTTTTAATCTTTTATCTCTAGTTGCTGCGGCTCGTATATATCTTCCCTTTAAATCACTCAACTTTGTAACTCCGACTGTATCCATTATTCTAGCAATGGATTCCATTCCCGGACCATAGCCACTAAATTCTTTCGCTCCCAGATAACCGCGTCCGAGACTATATCCGCCAAAAACGCATGCCCAACCTGCGCCTTCAACAACGATATCAAGCGATATACAACCGTAATTTTCCATTGTCAGCTCCGCGCCTTTGATTTGTGCGTTTCGGATATCGTAGCCTTCTTCAATAAGCTTTTTTTCTGTCCAGATCTTCATGTGTTCTCTCCTTCCAGTTTTTGCCCGCACCAAGGGCAGTACGGATATATTTTTGCTGATGCCGTAAATATCTCTGCCCTCTGACAGTTCGGGCATACCATTTTTTTATTTCCGCAATCATCTACTTTTGACAATAGTTTCATTGGAATTTCTTTCTTATCTTCAATTCTGAAGCATTTTAGCTTTCTACTGACAATGTTTTGATTAAATTCAACTGCTGATTCTTCGTATTTACATACTCCGTACAAAAATGGGATTCCAGCCCATTTTCCGTATTTATCACACGTTATTATTCCATATGCATTTTCCTTTGGACACCAGACTGGCTGACCGACCATTTGCCGCAGCTCATTTAACGTAAGTGCCTTCACTTCCTCACCTCCTACATCACTTAGATACTTATTTCAAGGAAGTTAGCTGCTGTAGCAGCCAACCCCCACGGTGCTTTTTATAATTCTTTAATCATCTTATTCAATTCCTCATCAGAAAAATTCTCCAGTGCAGCTTCTTCTCGTCTAGCCTTAATAGCCAACAGCTTCTGCTTCATCTCTTTATTAGCCTTCTCGTTTTCCCTGATTTTCTGTTCTTCTAGCTTCGCAGAAACAATGTATCGAACGATTGCAATCTTATCAGAAAGTTCTTCATCTTCTTTTGTCTTTAGCTTCAACAGACTTTCTTCTGATGCCTTCTTAACTTCTGCATTCAAGGTCTTGAAGACTGAATCTAAATCAGCCAGGCGAAGATCCCATAAATCCTCAATGGTTATCTGTCCACGATACGGGAAACGGTACTTACATCTTGTCGCTAACTCAAATAAATTCTTTTCCATAATAATTTCTCCTTAAAATTTAATTTTCATAATACGTTCTGTCGCACCCTTGACTTTAACGACTAATTCTGCTCTCTTTGTCATACTGAAACCAATTCCAGACAGCTGGTCATCCGTGTCCTCTACATGGCACTTCGCACCTAAAGCTTCAAATACTCTTTTATGTGGTTCAAGCTCATGCTTTAAGAACTCGTTATAGTATCCGTTTGGTTCTTCTGTATTCTTGCATCCCTTTAAGAAGAAGAACAAATGTCTGTGGCCAATTCCGTTCTGATCATCAAAATAATTCGGGCTATAACTGATTACTGATACAGGCACAAACTGATTGGTGTTCACTCCCCAAATCTCTTTGCTAATAGTCTCAGATGCCGCAGGAAGAATAGGTTTAATTGTGAACTTTCTATTTTTATCCATTGTTACCTCAGCAATTTTGATTTTGCCCACAACTGGATGTGGATAGCTAAAGCTATAAGTCTCCTCGCCAAAAGCAATCTCAGCGGAAAATCCTTTTGACCCTCTTGCATCAAACTGATTAACATAGAATTTGTATGTTCCAGGAATCATTCGATTGTAATTGCTCCAAACAATATTCTCAACAGATGGAACTCCTGGTCTTTGACTCATTGGCTCTCTAATGTCAATATCCAAATTTCCGCCAGTTCGACCATGTTTATCCGCAAAATAGATTTCGTTGCCGTTTGGTTCTTTGCAATGAGCATCCAAATCACTATTGTCATCTTGACCATCATTCCATTGGATAGAAAATCGAAGCACTCCATCAACCTTTCCTCCAGCATCCTTTACATTCTTGCGGATATCAGAATCAGTGATATTTCCACTGTAAGCCCAACTTAAAGGATTGTTCCACTTAAACATTGACTTTGCATCCTTATTTACTGGGGCGATTAAAGAGACAAAATTAGAAGCATGTTTATTTTCGACAAAAGCTTCAACTTCCTTAGCTGTAGGAAGCACCTTGTCGATGAAATCCTGAACTGCAATTTCTTCAATTTTAGAGAACTTTTTTGGATTTACCACTACCTCCTTCTCCATCTGACCAAAGATGTCATCTGCTCCGACGATTCTTTTTGCAGCATCTTTATTTGAAAACAGGATATTATTGACTGTAATATCATCAAGATTAGCAAAGCGACGCTGAAGAGCATCCATGTATCCCAATTCCGTGATTGTCTTCTTTACATCTTCTAACATCTTTTTCGTAAAAATTGCTTTGACTCTCTTGTAATTTGCTGGAGCTACAATTACTTCGTACTTTCGAACAGCCTGATCAAGATCCATTCCCTCACTAATATTGACAAGCAAGGTTCCAATGGAATGATTTCTAATTCTGCCAATTACTGGACCCGCTTCTGCTGATTTTTCCCATGCAAAAAGATCTTTCTGGGAATCAGACAACATTTCATATGCCTTCTTATATTTCTTGAACTCAATTAACTGAGTCTTCCATTCTTCACCCTTATACAGTGTGTTCGAATTGATTAACTCAAGTACTGTGTCAACAGCCTCCATACTAATTTCATCAAGTGAACGCTTAAATACGTTTTTGGTGTCCCTATATTCGGCACAAATACTCTCGTTAGATTTGCCACTCCTGTTTACCCATTTGCCTGGCAAATCTAAAAACATATGTGTCCACTCGTGAGATCTTCCATTGATTTCTTCAAAATCATGGTCAGTTCCAACTCTTTTGAATTTACTAACAAAAATGTCAGAAATCGCATTTCCCTTTATAAAAGCGTCTAAAGTGTCACACACTTTCTGGAACTCTTCGCTGCCGGCATCAAATTCCCAAATTGTATGGATTGTACCATCCTTAATAGTTACAGCAGCTCCAATGCTCTTGACAAAATGTCTGCAGCAACTGCAATCATACTCTCGGCGCTTTCTGAACAAAATGTTTGTACCAGGTCCAAAACTGTCCAAATATAAATTCCACATTTCATCCTTGTCCACGTTTACGATGTATAGTTGCTTGCAGCCTTCCATTTCATCTTCAAAATGTTTCTGCATTCTTGATACAAAAATATCAAAATTATTCATTGATCATATCTCCTTCCTCGTAATTCTCAACACTGATAAGCTCCATAAACTTATCTCTCTGGCGCTCTGAAACCTTATTGCCCTGTTTTTCAGGCTTGACAGCAATTGTAAGGTGTTTCTCAGCAATAGATGATAATTCCTTAGCTAGCGATTTCTTGCCTTGCTGTATGCCCTCAAAGTAGCTTCTAGGTTGCTTTCTGTCTCCTATAGTTCCACTTGAACGGTTTTCACCTTGTCCACCCAGACTAACATTCCGAAGTTGATAGCCATTTTTTGCATAAAATCTGATGTAATACTTTTCCTGTTCATCGAGCTGATCAAGAGGAACATTCATGTGTTCAACCTTCCACCCATAAGGATTACTTTCCGAGTACAGTTTGTGTTTTCTCAGGCTTAGATCTATGTGTTGTTTGTAGCCAACCATATGGCTGGCTAACCTGCTAAGTATGTGCATGGCTTGCCCGATATACGCAAACCGGAAACCATTCTCATCCTCTCTGGTCAGAATGTAGATTCCGCTTTCATCGTTCAGCTGGGGATTGATTTTCAGCAGCCGCTTCTTGTTCTCCTGCTCTATGGCTTTTGCCTTTGCAATGTTCTTGCATTTATTCATCAATAACCTCTATTTTCTTGATATGATTATTTTCCACACTCTCTCCTCCTTTCACACTTTTTACATAGCCAAACCGACCATGTGAATAAAAATAGCTTATGTTGGCTTCCTGATCTGCTTTCCCATTATCAATATGGCTTTGACAGCATTGCTCTGCTCGCTTTCTGGCGCCCTCTTCTCCAAATGCCTGTACATCCCAACCTTCTCCGCAAATATTGCAATGTATGTATTTTTTTACTTTTACTTGATGTCCTTCACGGAAATGTTTTTCTATTTTTTCTTTATTTGTGGAGTGCAGCATACAAATCGTGCAATAATAGTAGGTCATGCTTTTAGTTCGTTCAAACTTCATTTTTGCCTTCGTTTTTTCAACTCCCTTCCAAGTTCTTCTAAGCAAAAGCAGAATGCTTCGCAGCTCAACTTTCCTAAAGCAGAAACTGATTTTTGCAGTCCATCTTTAATTCTTTCAAGGCAACTCCCCAAATCTGTAAATGTAGTTGCTTCTGAATCCATAAATCTTTTCAGCGGTTCTTCAAACGATGTCAGTTGCATAGCCTGCTGATACCGCTTCGGATTCATGCCATAAAGCTTCTTGAACTGTTTTTTTTCTCTGTCTTTTATTCATTGCATGTACCTTCCTTACTTTCTGAACCCAGATCATATCCAGAACTTTCTCTATACACATTGAGTACGGCGCTAATAATAGCTGGCTTGATGCTTTTATCGTCTGCAATCAGCACCATATTTTTGATTGTGTTGTCATTGAAGATGACTGTTTCGCATACCCACTCCCCATCTCGTTCCTCAATGATAAACCCCATAGTTGTGAATGGTTGATCTTTGCATGATATCGGGGCACGTCTTACTTTTACAAAAAAGGAAGGATATCTTGCAAACAAATTATTTTTATAGATTTCCATCATTTTTGTCTCCTGATTCTGATGTGCAGCTGCTCTTCTAGCCAATCAAGCCCCTCATTCGTAAAGTAGTATGTGGTGCTTTCCTTTGTTATTCCACATCTTCTGCTTTCCATATAACCTGCATCAACAAGCTTTTCAAGTTCCTCATCTTTGCCATTGAAGTAATTTCTGGTGGGCTTGAAATACATCTTTCCATTGCGTTTATAAAGCGTTCTCCGTGTGGCGTAATCAAGTCCAATTGTATGGCGCACCTTCTGGCGCAATGTGCAACAACAATAAGTGTGACCGTCCTTCTCAATCGTGAGATAATCGTTCTGTGGCAAATTTATCATATTTCCCTTTCACCTCAATTTCTAACCAATGCGCTTTAAAATCTTCTTCTGTTATTTTAAAGTTGATAAGCCGCTTTTCACTAAAAATGGTAACTTCCCCTCCTTCCTTGCGTTTAAACTGCCACTTTTGCTGTGGTAAGCAGCTTATCCAACATTGATCACCAAATATATACTGGCGCCATACTTTAGGCCTGCACCATCCTTCTTTATCCATTGGATTCTTCCTCAAAGGCTTCTTCCATGGCTGCCGCAAGCTCGTTCGCATCGTGGAGTGCCATTTCTGCTTCAAAAAATTTTCCTTCTTCCATTCCTTTGCTAGCTGCCTTAATAAGGAAATCATGAAGAATTACAGCTGCGTCGATACTGTAAATATTTACCGAAATGTACTTCTTATCCTTTAATGCGTAGCTTGATACTATTGACATTTTTATACCTCCGTTAATCTGCCAAAATTTTTTAATAAATCATTCTTATTCATCCTTAACCTCCTTCGGTTCAAATTTTGGAAACGGCATCCAGTAAGCAACATGCATTCTGTCTTTAAGCAGCATTGGTACTGTCGTCCACTCACCGTTAATGGTTTTACCTGTTCCAACTACAAAATTATCTTCATCATGATTATTGACTAGTACTACTAAAACGGTGTTCGAATTTTTTTCCCAAAACGAATTGCACCACTTGTCGGTCCCTTTGAACTTTGCAAATATACTGTCGTGTTCTTCTGGCATTGCTTCTTCAGTGGAAATCCATCTGTCTTTCTTGATTTCATCCGCAAGTGCCGATAAAGTCTGTTCACAGCTAGAAGCAATCTTCAAGGCAAGTTTTTCATACTCACTTTTAGGCGCGAATATATTGCACTCATCTATGTACTTTTGACAAAGTGCAGCTTCTTCTTTGATTTCTTTTAAATATTTTTTCAATTGCTATTTCTGTCCTCCCGGTGAATGCTTTTCTCAATTTCCTCATCGGTTCGCACAACAACAAGTGGGATCTCTTTTAAAATGTTCTCTATAAGTTTCTCGAATGCAGCCTTGGCATTTTCTACGTTCTTATAACTTCCAATCAGATAATCAATCGGCTCTTTTGAATCTTTAACATGTTTTAATAATATTTCCGTTCTTGAGCGTCCGCTGATGTAAATGCCAACTGTATTGTCCCAGTTGTAAAAAGCATTTCTATCTTGTCTTACAATGATCACCTCAAACATCTCCCTTCTTTTTAGTTAAACGGAAGTCCTTCATCTTCTACACCGTCCGGAATATTCATAAAACCTTCATATCCGCCTGCAGGTGCTGGTTCTGGAGCTGGCTGTGTATTCTTCTTGCTTTCCACGAACTCCTGCTCATCCACAACTACATCCGTTGTGTACACCTTCTGTCCATCCTTATTTGTGTAGCTACCTGTCTGGATGCGTCCAGTAACAGCAATCTTTGTTCCTTTGTGCAGAAATTTCTCTGCAAGCTCTGCATTCTTTTTGAAACTGATGCAGTTAATGAAGTCTGCATTCTGACCGTTATCTTGCTTACGGTTTCTGTCTACAGCCAGTGTATATCTGGCTACCGCCATTGTCTCCTGACCCTGTGTATAACGCACTTCTGGGTCTTTGGTTAATCTTCCGATTAGAATTACTTTGTTCATTTGTTACCTCCTAATGCTCGGTCGAAAGCTTTTGATTCCTTTAAGAAGGCTCCCAAAACTTCTGATTTAATAAATCCCGCAATAATCGTTTTTCCGCCAGTATATACACCTAAAGAAGTAACACCATCAAATGCTACTTTAATATCTCCAATACTGCATGTTGCTTTGTATGATAAAGTACGCGCAATGTCCCAGATAGCATGATGAAGTTCACTTACTTGTTCAAGGCTGCATCCCTTACAATCAAAAATATAATAGTATGCATCATCTTTTATTTGCATAAATTCGCATGTTTTCAACCATTCAACTATTTCAACTATTCTTTCTTCACTCAACTCTACAAGTGCCTCTTGTTCTGATGCTGTATAGCCTACCATGTTAAACTGCTTAATCGAATCATAATAACAGTTGTTATTGATGTAATCGTTCACAAGTTCATTGGCTACACATTTTGCTGTTGTAGTCGGCTTTTCAACCATCTTTTTTCTTTTCTTCACTTTGAAATCCTTCTTTCTTTTAATACTAGAACACTCCTGCGTCCATCCTTTCATTGTATCTTTTCTCTGCATAGTATCTGAATGTGTAATATTCAAGACCACATTTCTTTGCAGCTTCGCTGCATCCAATGTCTCCTTGTTCCCATTCCAGATATACGTCTGTAAAGTTTGGCGGAAGAATCACTCCTCTCTGGATTCCCTTCCTCTGCTCTCCAATCTCTTTCAAACGGATATTTGCATACTTGCGAAATGTTGTGTGTGACATTCCACATTGTCTAGCTGCCTTTTCATCTGAGAGTAAACCAAGCTTCCACTGTTCAAAGCAATCATCAAACATTGGTGGCAAAGGCTTTGGTGGTACTTTGTTACCTGTCTTGACGGTATGTCTATCACCTCTCTTCACAAGTTCTTCTCTTGCATATCTTTCAAAAGTCGTGACGCAAACACCTATCTTCTTTGCACCTTCTGGTCCAGTTAGCTTTCCATCCCTCCAGGCAATGTAAAGCTCCTCTGGAAGTGTAGTTTTTTTCGCGACAAAGTTTGATCTATGACCTGTTTGTTTTTTAGGTGCCTTTGCCTTAGCTGTATCTTGCCAGTGTAGCCAATTTTTATACATTGGACGTTGGTTAAATTTCGAGCAGTGATACCCTAACTGGATATTATATGCACGGTTATCAGCTTCTTCCGCAGCTTCTTCTTTGCTCAGAAATACCGCCCTTCCAAGTGCTAATCTCTCCCAATGATGTATGTTATTCGTATTGCTTCCGATGTCACGTTTTTCGGTTATCGTATCAAAATGTGTGTCTGTCACGGCTATAACAACCGATTCAACAACTTCAAGTCCGTAGTTGTCGAACCCTTCGAATCCCTTTTGCTTTAACTCATAGTTGCTTAATCGGTATTCCTCTACGTGATAGACAGGAGTTCCGATCTTAATCTCACCCATCTTGCACCTCCTTTATCAGTTTTAGATCATATCCACCTTCTACAAACTCTTTAGTGAGCTTGTGCCTGATACCATTGCCTAAGTACTGGTATATATCAAGCATGTCATCATCAGAAAAATTTGTCCGCAGATACTGGTTTATACTCTTTCGAGTTCTATTCCAGAATCTTACGTTCCTTATGTGTTGCTGATAAACCATTGTTTTGCAAGCGTCCCTTGACACATATTCAAGCAATTTACATTTAAGATTTTCTTCGCTCTCAATGTCAGCTACGGAAAAACCAGAACGCTGCTTGTTTAAGAGCAAGTATCCATCGCTGTTGATACTGCTACCAGGAAAGCATTTCATAAGCTTTAAAACTTCATTCAAAATCATAATTGCTCCAATCTATCTTCTGTCCGCAGTATGGACAGTGTACGCAAACTCCTGCTTCTGATTCATACCGTGTGCCACATTTCGGGCAATACCATTCGTATACATTTTCGTTTGATGCACAGATGACTGGTTCTTCTGCAATTGTTTTATGCATGTCTCTGTTTTCGAGAATATTGTTGACTATTTCACATGCCGTTTGTAGGGGTACTACACGACAATAGGTATGTGGATATGCTACCGCAACCATCAATTCACTATTGCTAATCAAAAGGTTTTTGATTTCATCACTTTTTGCAATAGACATTTATCATTCCTCCCAGTCAATTCGCTGTCCACAATTTGAACAATAGGAATCAGCGCATTCATTGATGATGCTTCCACAAACAGGACAGTCACATCCCTCACCTAATCGGATAACTGGCTTTTGTGGAATCTGCTTTTTAAGAGCACGATGTCCCTTCATGAATGCAAATGCGGTTCTCATTGACTTTTCAACAGCCTTGTAATTCTTTTCCTTTAAGGCTTGTTCAATTGCTTTAGTGCAAGCATCAAGGCTCTTTTTTAATATCTTTGCTGCTTCTTTATTGCTCATTTGCTTTTTCCTTTCTTACAGGAACGGACATGTTTCGTAATTAAACAATTGCCAGGTCTTACCTGCTTCTGCAACGTCCACATTTGCCATTCCTGCGACTTCTTTTATTCTTGCAAGCATTTCCTCTTGTACTGCATTATTTGCGCTTAAATGGCAAATAATGACGTTCTGGAGTGCGTCTGTTGTGTTAGCTTCTATGAAGCCTGCACACGTTTCTAACTCCATATGCCCCTTAATGACATGCAATCGTTTACCAGTGACGTCCTCTGAAATGTACTTCTTTTGGTAATTGCAGGACACTAATATATGGTCAATATCCTTAAATCGCCACCTTACAAACTCTGTATCAGTAATGTAGAGCATTCGCCCCATCTCTGGATGCTCGATGATGAATCCATAGCACGGACACTCTGTACCGTCTGCATCGGTATGTTTGAAGTGTCCATGCACATCATTCATCGGAACTGTTACAATTCTAAATTCACCATATCCACCAATATAGGAGTTATCTTCATAAGGTTTGTAGACTGGGATTCCCATTTCTTCCAGATCACTGACTGCTTCCGAGTGATCTCTGTGTTTATGTGTGACAACGCATCCAACAATATCAGATACCTTCCAACCGCATCCCTTTTTGATCTTCATGATCGGGATTCCTGCATCAAGAAGAAGCATCTTGCCTTTGTTATCCTTTAAAACATAGCAATTACCAGAACTGCCGCTGGCTAAGCATGTTAGAATCATTTAAAAACTCCTCTCTCAAGTTCTATGTCATTCATCCCTCCACACTCTCAATGTGGTAACGACCATATCCACTCGTTCTCCCACTTCCAATTCCATTTCCGAAACCTGCAAGACGAATGATGTTTAAGATCTGTTCCAGAGAATACGCATTCTCTGTATACTGAATGGTGAATGTTGCGCTCCATCCGCTAAATCTATTCAGTCGTACAAGCACTGGAGCACCCTTCTTTGGTGACATAAGCTTTTCGTCAATAAAATGCTCTGCAAACTTGATCGGAACCAGATTGCCCTTCGCAATGACATTTACAGCGGCATTGAACTTAGTTGCGTAAGTATCAATCTTGTTCTGTACAACAGCCTGTCCAAACGACTTTTTCAAACCAAATGCCGTAATGCACGGTGCATTGTTGGTCAGCGCTTCTCTCAAACCTTCCTCTGTGAAGTCTGTAGGCTTTCCACCATACCAGTGCATGGCGGTGATCACTTCTTCCCATACATTTGTAGCTGCTGTGTCCTTAGCCTTGTTCTTTCTCTCGTCAGTAAGCTTCCTGGCGCTACAATCATTCATTTTGTTAAGCACCAGGTCCCCATCGCCTGCAATAGTAATTCTTGCCCGCTTGATGCTTAACGGCTTTAATTCGATAATCTGTGTTTCTTCCTTCTTTGTCATAATTTGTTTTCTCCTTTTTGTTTTGGTCTAAGCTTCCGCTCGAGGCGCGTCATGAACGTTGTGATGCAATGTTATGTGCTATTTTGTGCTGCTGTGTGGTATGCTGTACTGTCATGTGCTATTTTCTGCGGCTCATGCCGCATCTCGAGTGAAAGTTTTAAGTGTTCTGGTAACACTTGCAGACAACATGAAATGTGATGTTGTGTGTTGTATTGTATTGTTCTATGCTGTACTGTTCTATCCTGCGATAGGCAACTCATGCTGCCTGCAAATGCTACCAGTTTGTTTTGTTGGTATCCACTCGGTATATAGCATAAACTATGCATAATTATGTATATTGTTGTATTCTGTGATGTTTTAAACTATCCTGTACTTTGTTATGACATATTGCTTATGCCACATATAGAATGGATACCTTTTGCGTCGTGTTATGTACTATTCTGTTTTGTATTATTCTGCCTTGTACTGTTTTGTTTTGCTATATTCTGTTCTGCCCTGACTCATGGGCTAGCATAAAGCAACAAATAATCTGTTTTGTAGTGTAGTGTATTGTTATGTTCTGTCCTATCCTATCACTTTTTGCTATATACTTGAGGCTTATTTGCTGCCTCATACTAGCCCATAAAATCTGCTTAACTCGAATGCTCTGTGAATGATGCAATGTTATGTGCTGTTGTGTCGTGCTATGTTCTGTCCTGTGCTGTTATGTTTTTGACATATGAGCCATTTCTTTTCTCAGATGGTGCATACCGTTACACCATCCATAGAACACTCGAATTAAGCATTGAAACTGTTTAGACGGCTATCTTGTCGATTTCTTCAAATACGCTCTCTAACTCAGAAAGCGACTTATACCGATTTTGAAAGCTTCTCAGCTCTGCGTAAGCCCTCTGCAGCAACTTCTGATACTCGTCAGGTTGTGTTGCAAAATGTGTTGTCGGCATATACACATTTCTCTGACTTGTGATCTGAAAGTGCCTAATAGGTGGTTTGTTGTCCTGCTTTGAGACAACTACAAAGAACTGGATAAGCTGTCTTGCCTGCTGCAAACGATATTTTTCTGCCGCTACGCTATCATCCCATTCAAAGCACTTATGAAGCTCTGACTGTTCGTCTCTCGCTTTCTCGAGTACTTGTTCTGGCGTTATCTCTGCATCTCTTCCGATTTCATCCAAACACTTTGCAGCGTTGGCTTTAAAAATTCCTTCTATTCTCCATTTGATTTCATCCATAGGCTATCTCCCGATCAGGTAGACATAAAAGGTGGCAAAGCATCTTTGTTTGCTTCCTTATTCTGCTCATTTGGTTCTTCAAATACCTGTGAATTTGCGTTTTCTGAAATATCTTTCTCCATCTGTTCCTGCAAACTTTCACTTGTGTTTTCTTCAAAATCATTGTCCTCTGCTTCCTCTTTTGTATAAAGTCCCATTGCAACTTCTGGACAATTAAGTCTTGAAAAAAATGAAGCAGCACGATATCTAAGCATGAGCTGTGGCATTGTTTTCCACTTACTACCGTTCTTTGCAATCCATCCTTCATCCTTTGCCATTTGCATGTCAACTGTCATACCATCAACTCGTCTGCCGTCTTTGGTAGTCCAAGCGGTACAAGAAAAAGGCTTTCCGTCTTTGTCTTTTGTTTCCTCGTACTGTAGCTCCATGTCGAATTTGTGGCTGTTGTTAATTCTTGCAATAAGAAACTGTGAACTCCAAGACGGTCTACCTTGAATAGGATATAAATTCTGCATAACCATCATTGCGCTCGCACCCATTCGTTGTGCCATTTCGATGGCGATTAAACAGTTAGATGGATTCTTCTGGTATATAGCCGGAACAATTGTGGATTCGGCTAACGCCTTTGCCATCTGCATAGCCATAATGAAATTATCGCTTGTTCCGAAAATCCCAAGACTATAGTCAGTTACTCTCTTTGTTGACTGCTGCACAGCCTGCTTTCCACTCTCTACAATTGCTGTATCTGCCATTATTCCTCGCCCTCCTTAATCTCAATGTGCATCTTGTCAAAAAACTTGCTCAAATCATCAAATGATTTGAATGTGTTATTGCAAAATATAAGGTATGCAGAAATGTCGTTCATTAAATTGCCTGTAATATATTCTATTTTGCCTTGCGTCACTTTAAACTTTAACCCTGTTGGGAAAAGCACGTTATCACCTTTTGCAACCTCAACAGCTCCACTGTAGTATGTCGGCTGCTCTTCCTTTTTCTCTTCTGGTTCCTTTCCCTGCTCGTGCACAGTTTCCAGATCTTCATCTTGTTTTCTTTTTTCCAATTTTTTCAGTAGCTCATCTGACGCTTTACTTAATGCTGACAAAAAACTGATATCGTCAACACTATTTTTATAAACTCCCACGCCCATCTCACCTGTCTTTTCGTCCTCGACAAGAACGGCATTAAAAGCTAATCCGGCCTTAATTGTAAATCTAGTGCTCATATTATCCTCCTTATTTTGTTTTTGCCTTATTGTTGCAGCACTCTGCTTCGCTAATCTCTGGTGCTCTTTTGACCGTCTTGATATTGCTTCTTCCATAGGCTTCTATCCATGAAAGGTCTACTGGCTCATCTACTACTGTGACTTTTGTGCCGTTTGGAGTTACTGCTTCGTCTCCAGGCTTTAAATCTTCCTCTGCTGCAAAGCAATAGCTTCTTTTACTGCCCTCGTATCGGGCTTTTACATAATTACTCATTAGCTTTCTCCTTTTAATAATTTTTTACTGCTTAATTTCTTCTGCGAAGATTGATGAGGAAAAGATACAAACCGGGCGGACACCGCAGCTGCCGTAGCAACCATAGATGTCGACGTAGCCAGACGAAAGAACAACGGCAGTCCACATATAATATTCGTTGCACGGCGTACTCCATGGAGTAAGTAACCACCAGCAATACCCTTCGTTTGGGATCAGGCTTCTGTATTTTCTGTACTCGTCAAGAGTAAGCAGCGAAACCTTGTCTTTACATGCTCTGTATTGATTCTGTCCATCAACAGACAGTAAATCCCTCTCAAACCCAATAACATTCTCCTCTCCAATTTCATCTTCTATTTTTTCAAGGAGATCGCTATTCAGATGCCGACGCAGTTCACTGATTCTCCAGTCATTTATGTCTGGATCAAATCTTGTTGACTCTGATCTTTCTGCAAGGCACATGCAACCCGAATCGAGAACATCAAGGATTTTCCATTTTAGCCCTGAAAGTTCGAACTGATTGCCTGCTTTAGGCTCAACATCAATTTTTCTTTTTGAATTACTTTCTAAGATGCTTACTCTTTTCTTTAGATCATTGAACTGCTTTTGCAGTTCTTCTAATGTTAATTCAGCCATCTATTCTCCTTTCTTTGATACAAAGATGTTAGATTTTAAGGTGCAAACTGGGCGAACACCGAGGCTGTCGCAGCAAATGTCGTAGTAGAAGTAGCCGGACGGAAGAACAACGGCAATTGAGCGATTGCATTCACGGTTTGGACCAGTCCATGCTGTACAAGTCCACCACCAATCATCCAAATCCTTATTAACAATCAAATCGTTATACTGTCGAGCCTCGTCAAAAGTGATCGGGCGGACCTTGCAGGTCAGCTCTCCGTAGTCGTCTTGTCCATCTACCGTTGTTAAACTTACGGTGTGTTCTACTAGGTTCTCGGCTCCTACTTCATTTTCAATAGTTGGCTGGATTTTAGCTTCGATGTATTTTCTAAGTCCAGATGTTTTGTAATCCGCTGTATCATCTGCAAATTTTCTGTCTTCTGCTATAAAATCCTTCGAGATAACCTTGGTTTTTCCTTCGTGCTGTTCGAGGACAATATAATCATTCTCTCCAATACAAAATGCTTCTCTGGCTTTTAAGCTTTCCAGTTTAACCTTGTTACTCTGCTCTCTTTCTTCAAGCATTTTTACTAATGCTCTTGCAGCTTCAAGTTCTTTACTCATCTGTCTCCTTTCTTATAGTCGTGGTGACTTAACTAAATCACGTACAACTCTATATTTTGAAATGTTTTCTCCATCTTTCTCAACAAAGTAGAACGCTCCATCATTCGGCTCTCTGAAACCGCTGTAATACTTTGTATTTACCATTACCGCATCCTGCTCCTTGCAGCGGCTGCACCATTCGCGGATTTCTGCGCCTAGGTAACTTTCTCCGCTGTTCACTACAACCATTTGCTCTCTCCTTTCTTTTCTTCTCTGGTGGATTGTAGCAATCTATAAACTCGTGTAAGTCATACAAGCTGCATCCTCTAAATTTCAATGTTTCATTTTGTTTCCATAAGCGTTCTGCTCTCACGCCAAATTCATCTGAAAAGCTCTGGATCAACCCTTTCATGGCTTTCTGCCTAGCTCTTTTAATTTCTGTTGCCGTCCTTCCAGACCTTGGTGCTATTGCATTCACCCTTCTGTTTACATGTCCAATCAGCTCTAACCGCTGCTCCTCTGTTAGCTTCATAGGCTTATTGGAGCTGGCGATAAATCGCCTGAATGATCTTGGCATCATACAACGCATTGTGTTTTACCCCTTTGGGAAGTGGCTTTCCCAGCTTTGTTAAGAGTTGTTCGCGTGATAAATCAAACGCTTCCTTTTCAGAAACTCTTAACACCCTCGCAATATCCTGATTGATGTCGTGACAACTTGCTGATATGTAATTAGGAAGCTCCAATGCGGAACTTGCCAGAAGATCAACCAGTAAAACAAAATCGTAATGAGATACATCTGACACAAATTGAATATCACTCTCAAAATGTTTAAGCCATCCAAGAAGTGATTCTCGTACCTCATATTTACTACCGACCACAAATACGGTGTTTTCCTTGTCTAGCAACTCTGCAAGTTCTTTGTTCTCACCCTTTACCACTGTATTTGACAATACATTTTCCTTAATCCAAGGTGTAATTTGATAGTCTGCAAAATCATTAAGTTCTGCGTAAAAGGATTCACCGCTTGCAGATACAATTCCAATACTTATTAGGGTTGTGTCTTTATGCAATCCTGTAAATTCTGTGTCAAAGTACAGATTTATCATTTTCTTTTGCTCCTTCCTTTTCTTTATATTCCTCTGCCTGCTCCATCCCGATGATGTAGGCAAGCTGTTCTTCCGTTAAACATGGAAGCAACCGTGTTGCTGTTTCAAGCAATTGCTTTTTGCTTTCCCCATGGTAAATAAAAATTGTTGATCACTCTCCTTCTTCATTGTCTTCAATGTTGTTTGGATTGAGCATTATCATTAACAGCTTCTTCCAAGCAAATGATGTGTTTACGGTATATCCATTTGCGGTTTGATACTGCATATGTACCACATGTGGGTACTTCGCTTTAATTGCCGCGTTAACCGTTACCGGCGTTCCGTCTGGCGTTTTTACATTCAGCACAACAGTGTCGCCCTGCTTTGCTGTTTCTTTCAGCAGCTCCGTGTCTCTGCTCATTTCTCCGCTCAAATGCGGCAATATTTCTCTTAGATTCATACATTTCCTTTCTATATGGCTCAGGCATTCTAGCCCAAGCCACAATTTCATAACCAGAATCTTCAAATCCACCGTCTGGCAAATTTGCCTGGCAAGCTTCTTTCGAAACCCACCATCTAAATCTGTTCTTTGGGTCTGGTCCCCAATAATACTCATGGGTAAGTCTAGTCTCACCCCATCTGATTGTGCACAGCAGATAGCCTGCGGTCTTATCTGGCATCTTTTTAGTCATCCAGAACATCTTTTATCACCTCTCTTAATTTATATTTGCAACATTTCTTTTTTTTGCTTACGATGTTGTTGTGGCCATGTTCTCTATCAAGCCGAGCAAATAGTTGTTCTGGATACTAGAGTAGCTATTTGTCACTTCGCTCAACTTCTTCAAAGTGCGCTTTTTCTGCTCTGTCAGAAAACGGTATGTTGTCTTAGACTTTTCCTTTTTATCTGTCATCACGCCTGCACCTCCTTTCTACATGTTTCCATTCTTTCGATGCAGCTAATCATGTCAGCAAAGCTTTCTGCTCTGTACAAGATTGCTCTGTTTGTGTCAGCAAGTAGTGTGTATGTACTATCAAACTGGAATATGTAATACTTATGCATTCCCTCGTAGTACATGCAATCTTTAAGTACTACAAACTTGTTGATATCAAGCATTGTTTGTTCCTTTCTTATGTAACTTCTGCTATCATTTCTGCCTTCATCTTGGCGAACTTGTTGATAAAATGGATTTGCCCTTTACCAGTTACAAGTGTTGTTCTTGTGATTCTGACGCTTCCGTCCGGATTCACAACAGTACGCTCCTTAACTTCAAAGAGTTTCTGTTCCATTGCCTTCTGTGTCGGCATATTTTTACTACCGCCACATTTAATTAGGTAGTCGTTTTGACGCATCCACTCAAAGAGTCTGTTTTGCCCGATCTCATGGCCATTCTGGCAAATCAGTTTTGCCATGTCTCCAATCAGGATTGAGGTCCTGCTAGACTCCACTGCATCTGCAAAGATTTCTTTAGGCTTCATGCGCTCTGTGTCTGCAATCAGTACCTTGTTATCTGCCTTGAGCCTATCAATCTCGTTATTGGCAATCTTTAAGGCTCGTGCCATCACCTGCTCTGGTGTGTTCCATGCCTTTTCAAGATCAATGAAGTACTGGCGGTACTGCTTGCCCTTGTCGGTACGCTGAATCATACAAATTTGCTTTGCCATGTCGATGGAGATTTGATGTTCTGTGTAAGTTGTTTCATTTCCTTGAGCTGTTAGTCTTTTTTGACTAATAGCTCTGTAGTCTACATTCTCAGAAAAGCCATACTCGCACATGCGGTCAAACCACTTAGTATACTGCGTGCCAATTCCTAATCTCTCATGCAACTCTCTTGCCGACACAGTAGGCTGCTCTGACTCGTAGTTAATTCTCAAAAGTTCCATGCTTTGGCTCCTTTCTGTTTAATTTTCAATGTCCGTTTGTTTGTTACACTTACAGTATAGTTTATTAAGAATACTTTGTCAATAGTTTTTTGATTGCTTAGTAAACTTTTTTGTTGACTTAGTAAACAATACTTGCTATAATAATAGTGGAAGGAGGTGATAAGATGGAAACTACAATAGGTGAGAGAATAGCAATGGTGCGAAAAAGTCGAGGCTACACCTTAGAGAAATTTGGAGAAGCTATTGGAATAAAAAAAGGTTCAGTTAGTCTACTAGAGCGCGGTATCAATACTCCAGCTGACAGAACGATTTTTATGATTTGCAACAGATTTAGCGTAAGCGAACAATGGCTCCGCACTGGAGAAGGTGATATGCTCAAGAATATTACACCATCAGAGGAGATTGGATCATTTCTTGGCACACTTGCAATAGCAGGTGATGAAAATTTCAAAAAGCGTTTAATCCTTTATCTTGCGCAAATGAAGGATTCAGACTGGGAGAAATTGGAACAAGTGCTTGATACTCTTCTTGCAGGAAAAGACATCATCTTTCCACCAGACACCAGTAACAAACAAAACTAATTAACTAGGCAGTGGGTATCCGCAATGCGGATACCCATTTGTTTTGTATGCAAGGTGAATTTCTAGTTGCTATTTTGTGAAAACCTGTTTATACTATTTACATAGTGCAACACAAGCGCAAAAAGAAAGGAAGAAAAGGACATGAAAAAGAAATTTGTAGCTGTACTGTGTAGTTGTATGGCATTGCAAGCAGTGCCAGTATTTGCAGAAAGCGAAGTGGAGACAGAAACGGAAACTTCTATTGATTATGAAGCAAAGCGTAACGAATTGCTCAAAAACTACAACGATCTTCTTAAACTATATAATGAATTGTTTGAGGGTGATGAGGAAGAGAGTTCTGAGGCAGAAACTGAGGCAGAACTCCCAGACGGTGATATCCTATTCAAGGATATTCCGTGGGGAACAAATTTTGCAAGTGTGCAGAGCTTAGCACCAGAACTTAATCTTCAAGCATCTATAGATCAGGCACTTCCTGTCTATTCAGTTGATGATATTATCTATGGTGGAATTACTGGTGTTGATTATGATTCGACTGGTTTCATGGCAAGTGCTTTCGCTTCAAATTATCAGCAACCAGCCTTTGGATATACAACATCTTCTGTGTATGCGTATTTTGTTTGCCCTTCGGCAGATGGTGTAATTGATTATAATGTAGCAAATGCTATGCTGTACGGTGTTACATATGAATTTAATACAAATGATGTTAGCCCAATGGCAAATGATTTAAAAGAGCAATTAACAGCTACTTATGGCGAACCTTCACAGGATTATGACGAAGATTCTTTCTCAACTAAAGGCGACTCATTTATATTTAATCTCTATGATGGTCATTTTACTATTTGGGAAACAAAGACCTGCATCTTATCAATCCACTCTTGCGATTATGGTAAGGATGCTGCCGCTCCAAGCACAATCCAGATTAACTATGCATGGAAAGATGCATCTGATATCTTAGAGCAGAATGATAAAATTGTTTCAGCCCAGTAAAACATTAAGAGGACACCCATTACTGGATGCCCTCTTTTTATTTTGTCAAGATATAATAGACAACTTTGAGTGTGCTTAGTCTTTCCTCATTCCTCAAGATCTCTCTGATTTTTTTCTTATAACACCATATCGTTGCTTCTTCAGCATCTTTTTCAATCTCCTTTTCAGTTCTGCTTTCTGCCATTCATTGCCCTCTCTTTCCTCTATTCTCTCGTCATTGCCTGTGCGATCAGCTCACAGCGATATTCCTTTACATCGTCTCTGCTTGTTAACTGATATAAGAAATCAAGCAATTCCATTTCGTTACGTTTTCCTTCCGGAATAAAAGTAGATATATATGTAATCGCTCTTTTTACATATTCATTGCCTTTTAATTCCACGATACTATCTAAAAAACGTCTAACTACATCACACATATAATCACCTCTCCTTTGCAATTGCATCCACAGAAATTTCGTGTGCAACTTTAACTGTTTCTGTTTCATGCTCTCTTTTGATGTAAGTTCTGCTCTGGATTCTTCCAGACAGCCTAATTTTGTCCCCGACCTTTAAATTTGATGCTTTTCGAGCAAGTTGATTCCAAGCAATACAATGCAAATAATCGCTCTTGCCATATGAACGATTTACAGCAACTATAAGCTCACATAACTCCTTTTTTAATGGTGTTGTGCGATATATCGGTTTGCTGCATAAATACCCAGTCAATGTAATTTGGTTTCGATGTTCCCCACTTTCCGCTTTGATTTCACGAACTAAAAAGTACTGCTGTACATGTCTCTTGCCATCAATGGTGTAATAATTCTTGCTTCGCCACTCTCCAATCACTGTCACTTCATCCTGGCGCTTTAAAGCACCGATTCTATCCTTTGCAACAGCGATTGGTATTTCATCCTTTACTCCACTCAGGCGGCTTGTCTCGATGGTGTTTGAACAAAAATCACTCTCCAAGCAGTCTAATGTTGTAAAATTGTCTAGTAATTTGCCATGAATAATGGCAAAATTAACCATTGACTCTGTTGCTTTGCAGTTGTAAACTGTCATCATTAGTAGCCTCCTTTCTTTTTTCTGCTATGGTATAGATAATAGCACTGGTGACTACAATTGTATTGACTTTGTTCACATTTTTTTCAGTCAAAGTTTTTTGGCTATTTTCCAAACTTTTAAGTGCCAGAAAACTTTGACTTTACCTTTTGTTTGATGTAGCCAATAAATTATACTTTTTATTTTTGCCAAAGTACAATTTATTGTAAAAATGACATTTTGAACGAATATGAAGGGTGGTTTTTGACATGAGAAATCGAGTAGCTGATACTGAACGACTTATAAAAGTTATAATTTATATGCGTAAAAATGCAGGATTGTCACAAATGGATTTGGCAAAAGCACTTGGAAAGAGCGTAGGAACAATAAAAAACTGGGAGAACGGTCTTGGTGCGCCAGACTTCCCAGCGTTGCTAGAGTGGTTTGATAGATGTGGTGCCGATGTAGAAAAATGTCTTATGGCTATCTATGATCCGGATAAATATGAACGCATTTATCATCCTAAAAAAGACAACGAGACACTGTCTGCTCTGCAGGAATACCTAAAGCACGAAGATGCTGCGTATCTGAAACGTCTGTATTACAATGTCTTTTGTGATACTGGGTCTGATTGGCACGCACAACTTGATATGCTTACGGCATTAAACAAATTGCCGCTTGCTGACCGTATAACGTCAGCTCAAGCATATCTCGACAATTTTTTAATTCGGCAGGCACGCGGTGAGGTAAAAGATGCTTTTATAGAGCCTGACTTAAAGCATTTAAAAGAATCAATACAGCAAGCAAAGCAATCTGTTTGTGAGAGAAAGGATTCTTACTTAAATTTTAAGCAGTAAAAATAGGGTGCATCATCACTGATACACCCTTTAAGCTTAAATAAAATATGTGATTGAAAATGAAATTGCTCCACTTGCATTATATGAACTTCCACCAGATGCAGTCTGAAGAAGCTTAATTGCTCCGTCTGTTCCAATTGCAATTGCAGTAGTCGGAGAATTATAATATCTAGCTGCTAAGTTAATTTCTTTCGATGGTCTGTAGCCTTGAGTGAGAGTTCCGAGCGTTTGAAATGCTGCTGTAGCTCCTGTAACTCCCATAACGACATTGACTATGTTTCCTATCTTTCTGACACGTGCTCCAATATAGCTTACAGCAGTGATTCCGCTACCTAATGTTATGTTTACCCATCCACTATCTGTCATTAAAGGTAAATCATTCTCATCAAGTATTCTGTACGCAGTACCCGATGTGTTCCAACGATACAAGCTCGAATTTTGAGCATTAAAACCTACGCTTCCGAGTCGCTTTCCGCTACCATAGAATCTTAGTGTACTCATTGTTCCTGATGTGCAATTAAGCCCTAATACGTCAATACTACTGCTTTTAAGCGTCCCACCTGTTAGTGGAAGATAATCTGTATTTATCTTCACTTTTTCTGCGGATGTTATTAATCCAGATTGCGCGTTAGATGCCAGCGGGACCTTTAATACCGTTGACAAATCTCCTAATTTCAATACTCCTATTTCCACCCCATTTTCAAAATTTGATTTTAAGGTTGTGTTTCCATCATGATGTACTTTAAAAGCTCGCAAATCGTTTCTTGCATAGATTGGCACGTCGTTTTCTTCCGTTCCGTTTGCATAAAAAACTATTTCTCCAATGTCGGAATGGATCGTAATATCATCTTGTGAATCCAAAGTTAAATTGCCACGTCCGGCCTGTACACTAACTCCTCCTTTACTAAATATAACGCTGTTATCTTTCAGGGTATAACCCATGTTTTTATCACGAGTTCCAATAATAATATTGTTCTCGTTAGCCTCTATTATAAAGCTCTCAGTGTCAGAATACTGACTTTTTACTGTAAAAGACCTGTTAAACAATGCATCAAGTCCCGTTATTGTTCCTGTTGTGATACTTCCTGCATCAAGGTTTATTAATGTAACTTTTGCAGCATCAAGAGTTCCTGTTGTAATCTTACTTGCAGATAGATTATCTAAAGCATTGTTCCCAAAAACCTTTTTTACCCATGTACTCCCGTTAAAGTAATACATAGCGTTTCCGTTTCCGGTATCGTACCAAACATCATTTGTCTTTCTTCCTGTAGCAGATGGTTGGTTTGGTTGATAAAACACAGCATTTTTTCCGTCTGCTGTCGATAATGCAGTGTTGGCAACACTGTTTGCCGTATTTAGTGCATTTGCCAATATTGGCGTTGTTGTTGTAATCGTATCATCACTCCATACAATATAGCTTCTTGTCCAAATATAAGAGCCTTCCGTCCAAGTTGGTTGCGTATCGCTCCATGTTCCACCCACCAAACTGATTTTTGAACTCGATAAATAATATTGCCCCTTTATGCTTTTTATACCTTTGCCTTGAACACCCTGATCACCTTTGTCACCTTTAGCGCCAGTATTACCATAGACAGCTAACAAAAGTACGCTCGTTTGCGTCTGACTGTTTGTGTATGTTATTACTTCTTTTTGCCATAAATACTTGTTCGTAGAATCAATTTGTGGCATTGTTGTAGCAGTAATGCTATTTGCTGATGGCGCTGTTTGTGTGGTAGTCTTTGCGTAGTAGTAAGTGATTGACTTGATTCCGTTACCTGTTGCACCAGTATCACCTTTCACGCCCTGAGAACCAGTATCGCCTTTAATCAGTGACCACGCATAGTCTGAATAATTTGTACTCTCTGTCGCTGTGCTTTTATTGTATGCAAAGCCAATATATTTTTTCCCAGTTGGATTATCACTCATTCCACTTGTTGCGGAATCAGCATATTTTATCCAAGTATAGTATGTTTTACCATCTTTTCCCTGTGCGCCTTGAACACCCTGATCACCTTTGTCACCTTTGATTTTCACCCATGTGTACGCCACGACACTCATGCTGTCTGCTTCTGTAAAGTCTGTATACGTGCCAATCCAATCACCAGTGGCTTCACCATTATTGGCTGTAAAAGTTTTGCCACCATCATTTGAATATTTTGCATGAAAATAACTTGTTCTTCCGTCAGCTCCCGATGCTCCCGGCGTTCCATTTGTTCCATCGGTCACTTTTTGCGTATGTGTACCATTTTTGTCCGTAATTGTTATTGTTGTAACATTTCCAGATTTTGTTACTGATGCTATTGGGCTAACTCCATCTTCACCCTTGGCTCCAGTATCACCTTTGATTTTTGTCCATTGATATGCAGACGGCAAGGTGCTGTCTGCCTCTATAAAGTCAATATATTGTCCGATATATAGCTTATTAGTACTATCGTTTGTACTAAAGCCACTAGTACCGTCAGCGCTATTGGCATATGCAATGTGCAGATACGATGTCTGACCGTTTTCTCCATTGATTCCCGGTATACCTCTATCGCCCTGTGCGCCTGTGTTACCCGTAATACATGATGCATCACTATATGAGATAACACCAGATTTTGTCACTGTCTTTGTCCTACACCATACATATCTTCCTTCAACCCAGTCAGGAGAATCAGTTTGCCACATTCCGTTTACTGGTTGGTCTTTTGATGTTGAGCTGTAATATTCAATAATGACGTTCTGGACAGATGAATTAGCAGCATTTAGTGCATTGTTGGCAGTATTCTTGCTGTCTGTGATGGTGGTATTTACATCATCGCTGAGCTGCTTCCAATTGATTTTTCCAACAGTTATGCTATCTGCATCCAGATTCTTTACAGTTATAATTGATGCATCAATAGTTCCTGCCGTTAACTTATCAGCAGACATGCCCTGAATTTTTGCATTGGTAATTTGTGCGTCACCAATCATTACATTTGTTATCCAACCCTGCTGAATATTCGCTTTATCAAGTCTAGCAAATAATATATTTGCATCATTTACCGTGATTGTGCTTGCTTGCAAGTTGGTGATCTTTGCATCTACAGCGTTTAACTGATTGAATGTGGCTTTTTTTGCCGTAATTTCTTGAAGGCTAAGAATATCGTCTTTAATTCGTTGCAACGCTATTTCGGATGGACTTTTCACCTCTTTTTCTTCGAAGCCATAAGATGACACTTCCGACAGCAAACCACCATCAAATGTAATGGTGTGCTGCATCACTGGAACATCTATAAGATTATTTTTGGCATCAACTATTGTAACGACATCACCTACGTCAAGCCTCGGATCTCCCATAAACGAAAATGACACTGGATAATAGCTCATATCCTTTATTTTTTTAAGGATTTTATTGAGCCATTCCTGTGTCATTACTGGATTGCTTAAATTTGTATTTATATTTGTTCCTGATTCATAATGATTGTTCTCTGTATCACAGCTGATGCCTGAGATTTGGCACATCGTTTCTGACTGTAACAAATCATCAAAATATCTATTGGTCTTAATTAGATATGTGTGTGATTCTTTTAAAAATTCGATTGTATTATAAATGAACGATAGGTTCTGGTCTTTTAAATAGCTACCTGCTGTATCACCTATTTTCCCTGGATAATCAGTCGTTAATGCTTCGTACCATCTAAATGTTACTTTTCCGTTTCTATCGCATATAGCAAATGTACCATGGAGTTGTGCGATGTATCCAACCACCTGTTGCATTGTGAAACCATCAAACGGCTCTTTGTATGTTTTCTCTCCCGACTGGTCGTTAACCGTCAATATTTTATCTATCATCAGGCTATCAGATAATTTGCTTGTGTCAAACTCAACACCTGTCTGTTCACTTATATCAGTCAAAAATTCTTTGCTTTCTACTGGATACTTCACAATTTTACTTTTATATGCTTTAGCTAACTTTGACTCCAACCTGTCATATGCTGTAAAAGTAAGCAGATTTCGGTCTTTTTTTTGCTCTTTTATTGTAAAATACCCCATTGGTATCCATTCTATAGTGCCATCAGCTGTTGCTCCGATTTCAAATCTTACTTCCGTACCTTTTACAAATTTTTGCGATTTTGTAAACATAGATACTTCTATTTTGGAAGCTATAGCTCCACCCACATAAAAATAGCTATCAGGAGTTGAGAAATTTGTTTGCACTATCTCTTGGATTCCATCTGATATTTCGTTTAGCCTTGCGTAGAACGTTCTTCCGCTGCCTGATATAACTTTATCTAATGCTTCTGATACCTGATACATGACGATTTCCTTTCTCTAGCACGGTATACTCCGTGCTAGATATTTGCTTTATTTTTTATTCTCCGAGGATGTATCTTTTTTCTTCTTCTGTGAGAACCTTCATTCCTTTAATCTTTTCTGCCGACACTTTTCCACTTTTGTACAGTCTTTTTAAGCTTTCTACCAAACTTCTCATGCCAGTACTCCTTCCTCGATCAGTTGCAAGGTGTATGCATCTATCATTTCTGTTGCATATCTTGTCATTTCTTCGCTTGGCTCTGTATCGCCTTCATAATCAAGATATTGCTCTGGGGCTTGAATAATCTCCTCTTGTGTCAGCTTAAATGTCCTGAATATATTGCCATTATACTCATACATTGTCTCACTTCCATTTTCTGGGTTATCAACTGTAACCTTCTGCTCATCTGTACAAATGACTACATCCATTCCTTTTTCAAGCGGATAGAATGCTGCACTTAACTGTGGCAGCGTAAATCTCATCTTTTCCATAATTGTTTAATCTCCTCTCATGAGTGGATACAATTTCTTTACATCTCTTTATATCTTCCGAGACATGATACTTTTGTTGAAAACGTTGTGTGTTTGAATGTTTAATAGCTCCATAACGCCCGATATAGCTTTTAGCCAATGACAGCGGCACTTCTTTCTTTTGGTGGACTCTTTTTCTTACCTTCTTTGCAATCCTTCTAAATCTCAAAAAATTTGATGAGCGTACAGTAAGACTTCTTCTTGATATTTTTCTTCCTAAAATATCAATGTATGTAACACTCAGATCAATGAATTTTGATGTTTCTTTGATTTCTAGTCTTAAAAAATCTGAAACATAACTTGAAAATCTTTTTACTGCCATTTTTAAATCCTTCAAGCTTTTCGAAACGATTAGTATATCGTCCATTTGAAACAAAGCATGAGATACAAGATTGACACGATTAGCAGCTCCATTCCTATGTTTTCTTAATTTGCATACCTGCTCATTAACATAATGACACGCATATGACATGTAGTAATTCGCAAGATATTGGCTAAGGTATGAACCGATTGATAATCCACCCTCAAACGAATCAATTAAGAAGAAAACGAGATGTATAACATCGTCGTTATCTACATCTCGCCTTAACAATTCTTTTAATTTGCCTTTAGATATGGTTTCATAATAATGCCTGATATCTGCTTGCCATCCCCATCTTATATCATGGTTGTCTACCCATTTCTTAATCGCTTTTGCACCAAATTCGCATCCTTTGTTCTTTAATGCTCCGCATTGGTAAAAGCCTATTTTCTTTTGGAATAATTCTTCCATTGCATATACAGCTATATAGTCGTATATCTGTTGCTTTACATCTTGTATTCCTATCTTTCTAACCTTTCCGTTACACTTATCAACTTGGTATCTGTAACGAATTGGCTTTACAATATATTTCTTTTCGATAATTTCTTGTTGTATACCGTCTATAACAGTATTGATCAATCCTTCCATCATGAAGTGTTCTTTGCAGATCTTTTTTATGATTTCACATGGCAACTTTGAGTACTCTGAGAACATTCTTATAGTGTCCCCTCGGTTCATCTTTCCACTTATGCAATCTCTTACTGCTCGTTCAACCAATATTCTGTTAGTTATATCTATTCTTTTACAACAACGTTTCAAGTATTTTTTTATCCTTTTTTTGTAAATATCGTTTAAATTCCGAGGGACGTTCGGATGTCTACTAGCCCCAGCCCATGTCTTACACATGGGCTGCCAGAATGTCCGTCGACACCCCAGTTCCCTTTCTGATGCCTATTTAAGTGTTGCTTACGCAACAACGGAATTGCATCCGCGAAATGCCACACAAAGTACCAACGTACTATTTTTATTTCGTCAAATCTATAATCGCAAAGCGCGTAGTTCCAGTTCGCGTTAGTCACGTCGTTCCTGAGATTCACGTAGGAAAGCCCAGCGTTCGACCTGTTCCTGAGATTACCGCGCCGCCAGTGTGGCAAGTCCTATATTTTTTTATTACTATTTTCTGTTTCTGTTAGGAGGGGCGATCCCCTCTTTTGCTACGCAAAATTCACCCCCGAAAGGTTCGGAATTAAACGCAAAGCGCGCAGTACCAGACCGCGCTAGTCACGCCGAGCCAGAGATTCACGCAGGAAAGCCCAACGTCCGACCAGCCCCCGAGATAACCGCGCCGCAATGCTTCTCGCCAACCTGTTCCTGTACTACCAGTATATTGTCTGTCGCCAGTTCCTACAGAATCGCCAGAGCCTTTTGTTTTTAGCCACGTCACACCGCTCTTGAGATCCATATCAATGTCACCTATCCAACAATCCTCTGACGTGGTGAAATCAGCTGTAACCACCTTTTCCCAATCTGATGCAGTTGATGACCACGCACTCTTGCCACGGATATAGTATTCAGCTGTACTCGCCGTTGTCTTGTTCCATAGCTCATTCATGGAGATATAGTATGTACCCACCATATCTTCAATGCCGCCAAGCTTGAATGCGTGCTTACCGTCATTCTTGACATATCCGTCGACTCCAAGTACATTGTCAGTGGTTCCAGAGTGTAATGGCATACTTGATATATATGTATCCTCTGTAATTGTCATTCCACTCTTATCAACATATACTCTGCTGTTGGAGGTTCCATCAACTGCTACTATCGCTGTGACTCTAACCTTATCAGCAATATTCCTCATGTATGCCTGTCCTCTATCCAGATTATCGGTATGTCCCGTTGCATCTCCGATTGATACTGTACCGCCCACATAAAAGTTGTTAGCCTGCGTTGTAGTTAACGTTACATAGTTGGCATTCTCATCTGCCTGAGTAACCTTGTACTGTAAGTTATATTCTGTACAGCCCTTGAATACTTTCTGACTATTTTTTGTTGCATACTTCATCCATAGCATACACAGCAGATATGCCGTTCGCTCTGATCCAGAGCCATGATATCCTGTTCCTTTCTTCTGTAGCTCAGTATTTCCAGACTGGGCTGAAACAAAGTTATAAATTGCATTTCCAGATGATGAATATAAAATTCCATCAATTTGTCCGGCATAGTATTTTGTCAAAATACCATAGCCGAGTTCTTTATTACACCATGGTGTAACTGTTGTACACTCCAATTCAGGATGCGGCTTCGTTGCAAAATGCACAATGTAATATGTGTCAAATTTCTGAATGCCCCAATAAGTTAAAGGAACCATAACTCCAACATCTACTTTTCCAATGTCAGAATATCCGTTACCGCCTTTAATCGCTACTGGGGTCTTATTCTCCTGCTCGTCAATTACAAAATTACAATCAATTGTCTGAAAAGCACTATGATTTGCAAAATCATCCTGCCCCTTTACAGTTTCCGTTGAAGGTACGGCTGTTAATCCAACTGATGCATTCATTTTTTCACCGCTAGGACTGGTGCTTGTGTCATAATAATAAAACTTTGTGGAAAATACCTCATCTGTTGCTGTTTGCTCCCAGAAATTCTTCCAATCAAATTTTGAGACATCAGTTACCATTGTTTTAACTACTTTTAGTAGTTCCAAAATTTCCTGCGATGTTGACTCCATTGCCACATCTACTGCTACCTGTGCCATCTTTTTATCCTCACTTTCCGTCGTCATACGTCACCCTCAGTCCGCCACTTTCATTTATGCTCAGAGTGATCCCTTGACCATTTGCTTTCTTTGCAAGTTCCTTTGTTAAATCCGCTATATTAGTTTCTTGAGTTTTTGATGCAGCCTTTAATTTTTCCACATCTTCCCATTTTGCAAGATATATTATTTTGTTAGCCATACACCTTCCTCCTCTACTTTTATCCTTGCAGCCAAGCACCCTTTGGCTGAGTCGAAGAAAAATTCTATGCCGGTACCACCAGCCTTTGTTTTTAGCGCTGCGTCCTGCTCTGTATTCTTCTTTTCAACCTTTGCGAATCTATCTCCAACTGCTTTTGCATCGGCTGGCGTGTCTGCTTGTGACAATGTGGTATCTGTAGCATCTCTAAAGGATTTTTTTACATTTGATCCATCAACCTGCATTACGCCTTCTGCGTTGTCATACACAAGAAAAGTATCTGTGGATTTTACAGCCGTTTTTTTCTTATATTCCGTCCATAATCCCATAATGATCACCTAGCCTTGCTCATCAAATTTAATGGCTGCGCACTGTTTTTCTGTATCATAGTACAAAGTCATTCCTTTTCCTGTTACCTTTTTACCCAATCCATCCCCGACTGCTTTTGCATCTGCAAAGGCATCAGGAACAGTGAGTGTTTTGTCAGTTTCCAACGGATGGTCTTATGATATTTTTCAACAGCCGCATCAATTTGATCTTCCGTTACAGTTGCGTTCTGAACCTTGCGATTTAAAATGCCAATGACGTCTTCTGGTTTCATCTTTTACTCCTTAAATCTTGTTCCATGCTGCTGTTGACTCTTCAAATTTGTAGTAATCGCCAGTATCACTTGCCAGAAAAGAGCTGCCTGTTGCAACATACGTGGGTAGTTTGTCAACATCCTTAACAAGTCCCTCATAACTACGTATATTCCCTTGTGCAGACGTACACACCAATGTACCCATATCTGGCACTTCTTGACCAGGCTTATAAAACTGTCCATCTTGTTTCACCATATAATCATATGTCATGCTTTTTCCGCCTCACTTTCCTCAAGCATCATGCTAATTGCTTCAAATTCAAGCTCTGATGCTTCTATGTTTTCAATCAAGCTAATTGGAATCTTGTAAACATCTACATCAACTTCGATTCCATCCAGTAATTCACCCAACTCCGATTCTAGGCCTTGTTCCATTCCCTTTTTAGGTACAATGTCACCATTCTCTTTTTTGTCACAGTACTTTTCAATCAATTCATTTCTTGATTCTTGAAAAGGAATCGCAGCTTTATCCAACATTTCAATATTGCGGTTGATTGCATAAATTGCCTTAATTGGCTTTCTTGTGCCATTATTTTTAAACGATAAAAGTCCATTGATTGTCTTTACCAGTGTTCTATTTGACATCTTCATTTTGACACCTCATTTTTCGATAAAATTTGCAGCAACGCCAACATATCTGGGCAGTATATCGGCGTATGAATACACCGGATATGTTGGCGTTCCAACATAAAATTTGCGTGTTTCTGTTTTCCCAGACTTCGGATTTCGGAAAGTGATCGGAAAAAATGGTGGTTCTATTGCAGCAGCAAAAGCTGCTGCTTCTTCATCATCCAAAGGCGCCAGCGTAAGATTTAACTTAATTTTCTTTGCTTTGATGTCACCTTCCATATCGCCAGACGCAACTCGCCCCGTATTGCGGCTCCAGATGATGTTATCTGTTATCGTCAGATCTTTAGCTTTCAGCTCCAATCCACTTATGATTACAGTTTTTACTGGACCATCCATTGCATTGTTTCCCTCCTTTACGTTAAAAGTTGCGCCTTGCCTGTCTGCATAACACGTGAATTATTCTCGCTCTTCACCACTTCAAAAATGCGCCTTGCATCGCCTTGAAGTGTGACATTGACGGTTACATTTCCGCTGCCACCCATTTGTGACATTGCAGTTTGCATTCCTTCTGCTACTGCACTTTGCATCACGCTTGCAAGCTGTGATTCGTTGAGTACTTCTGTGCGTCCGCCTACATGTCCCACAAGTTCTGGCCCGGCCTCTCCTGCAATAAACATTGAACCTGCATTTACAGTACCGCCTGCATATCGTGGAATGGTGCTAAAGCTTGACATGAAGTCTTTTGTGATGACTCCTCCGCTGCTAAATTGTGGTATGCTATGCCACCTTCCACCATAAAAAGCTCCACCTTTAGCTTTTCCTCCGCCACTTATAACACTACTTATAAATGCTGTTATTCCCGATAGTATCAGTGAGATTCCTGGTTGCCTTGTGACTTGGTTTACATATCCTAAGATCCCCGATAAAGACAGACCGCCAGTTTGCGCGATGTAAGAAATCCATGCGCCAATGCCGTTCAATGTCATTCCACCGACCTGCGCAGCGATGTTGGAAAT